GCATGGATTGGCCACAAAAGGTCAAAGTGGGCTCAACCATCATGGTATGCACGGACGGCGACTTGTTTGGTCCGTGGGTGCCGGAAGATTGGATTCTTCAGGTATTCGCTGCGGCCGAAATGGCACCCCAGCACCAGTACATTTTCTTGACGCAGTACCCGGTGAGATATCAGAACCTTGCAAACCATGGGGTACTTCCACAGAAAAACAATTTCTGGTACGGCTCTACCGCAACGATTCTGTCAGACAGCGTGTGGGCAAACGAAGAGTATAATACGTTCGTAGCCATAGAGCCGCTTCTCGGACCGTTTGAAGGCGATGCAACAAAAGCGTTCCGAAAGCTGAAATGGGCAGTTATTGGAGCGGAAACAGGCCAAAATGCCGAAAAGGTTATTCCAAAGGCTGGATGGATACAGGACATTCTGACATCGGCAGATGCAGCTGGTACGCCGGTGTTTATGCGGAGCAACATGGAAAGCATAGTGGGCGCTGAGAATATGCGCCGGGAAAAGCCTGCGGCATTTTTGCAGAAAATCCCGACAGTGGAACAGAAAAAGCGGCTGTGGGAACATTGCACCGTTTGCGGCAAGTACCGGCCTATGAAGGAAATGTACGCCCTGCTCCTGCGCAGAAAGCGTGGCGATAACCCGGAGCGGGTGGCTTATATGTGCCCTGAATGCTATGGAAAATTCAGCATGAAGCACTTTGAGAAAGGAGAAAAGGAAGATGAAGTTTGAGCGAAGCGAACTTGGAGCGCTGTTTTCCAAGTTGCGCACGGCGGTGCCGGAGGTTCGGGCGGTGGGCACCGATGATGCAGGAATCCTGTTGAGCGGCTCCAATGCATACGCCACCAATCTGGAACTGAGCGTCCGTGCTGGTCTGTCCAAGCCGGTTGAGCAGGATGTGGTGGTTCCACCGCGCGGTGTTGATTTTATCAGCGGCACGGTAGCACCGGAAATCAGCATCGAGGCCGATAAAGGAATCCTTACCGTGAAATCCGGCACGGCCAGGGCACGCCTGAACACAACGCCGGCAGAGAACTACCCGGAGTTTTCTGGCCCGGGCAATGATGCAAAGCGGTGTATCGTGGGGGCCAACGATTTAAGCTGGGCAATCTCCAAAGTCCTCTATGCGGTGTCGAAGGACGAAAAACACCCTGCGCACCGTGGCCTGTGCTTCTCTCGGAAAGGCGAGGATGTGCTGGAAATCTGTGCGCTGGATGGATACCGGATGGCGATTGCCAGAATCAATTGCACAGCTGATGGTGATTTTCGCTTTACGCTTCCTGCGGCCACGGCAAAGGCAGTTGATACGCTTTCTATGGATGGTAGCGTGGAAATTGTGCGTGACCGGAAAAAGGCTGTTTTCAGTGACAGCAATTTCGAGGTGAAGTCCCGCCTGATTGCGGAACCGTTCCTGGACTATGGTAAGGTTGTGGCCCAGAGAAATGAAGGAACCCGAATTGCGCTTGACAGAAAAGAACTGCTGGGCGTTCTGGGTCGCGTCAAGCTGGCCCGGTCTGCAGACGCAAAGGAAAAGAGCGTTCTGGTAATGGACTTGGAGCCCGGCGGCACCGGCAGAGCATCAATGCGCAGCACGATCGCGCAAATGAATGAGGAGTTTTCCTTTAGCGGAAAGTTGGAAGACCCCTTGCGAATCGGCTTCAACCTTGAATTTCTGAGCGAGGCTTTGAAGTCGATGGAAGAGGACGAAGTCAGCGCATGGGTAGTTGGGCCGCTGTCCCCTGTAAAGCTGATTGAACCGCAGTATGAAGCGCTGGTGCTTCCCGTTAAGGTAAGGGGTGAAGCATGATGCAGGATAGAACTTTTCGCGGGCAGTCTGCAGATGGCGTTTGGCATGAAGGATTCCTGATTCGCTCCCCGGGCGTGAAGAACAGCCGCCCGGGTGAGGGCTGGTACATCAACTCCGAGCAAGAGCCGGCATACGCCCATCTGGTCAAGCCATTTACAATCGGCATGAGCACTGGCGTAAAGGACATGGAAGGAACGATGGTCTTTGAGGGCGACATCATCAAAACCACCGGCTCCAACGAGCGGATTTTCTCTGTGGAGTTTGGCGAGTACATTGCCTATGGCGTGAGCCATATCGGGTTCTACGCAAAGATTGCCGGCAAGAACTCACGCGACTACAACCCGTGCTGTCTTCGGGCGTTGCTCTACATTGGAAAAGTGGTTGGAAACATGAGCGACACACCATACCTGATGAAAGAAGCTGGAGAGGAGCAGAAAAAATGAAATGGACTGAAACAATTACCCCGAAGCAGGCAGTCGAAGAACTGGGCGTGCCCTATCACGGCTGGATGCGCGAGATGGACCGGGCATGGGTCAGCGAGGATGGACAGTACAGCGTTATGTCCCGCCTGCTCCGCACGCCTGTCGGCAAGGTCGAGCACGTTGCTATCACGTCGGCCGCAGGGCGCGGCAAGTGCGATGGCAGCGGGGACATTCCGTGGGCGGTCAAGATGCAGATCAAAAACGAATTGTTCGGCGAAAAGCGCGCCGCCATCGAGGTATACCCGTCGCAGGACAGGCTGGTGGATGCCGCCGATACCTATCACCTGTAGGTGTTTGAAAAAGGGTTTAAGATGCCCTTTGGCATCCATCCCCGGGATGAAAAGCCTATGGTGGTTAATCGGGGTAGCACAAGGGTACGCGCTGTTGATGGCCAAGGTCAGGAATACAGCATCAAGGAACTGCTGGAGCGTAACGGCGCGGCCGATATGCCTAAGCGCGCCTATGCTGACCTGATGGCCGGCTACATGGCGAAAAACAATTTGCTGGGAGGGTGACACAGAATGAGCATTTGGATTGTTCTGGCAATTCTGGCGGTGATGGCTGCACTTCTGATTTATGCGGCGTGCTGTGTGGATGGTGATATAGACCGCCAGAGCGAAGCGCACCCGCCGAAATCGAAGAAAGGACGAGACGATGGCAAAGTATGAGATGCTGATCGCTGCATCCGGGAAACGTGGCTCTGCGCTCCTGCCGTGCGTTGTTGTCGATGAAAAGGGCATTAAGCGTGCTGCTGTACGGGCTAAGGCGATGGCCAGAGCTTGCTACCCGGAGTATGAAAAATTCAATGTGGTGAAGATGAAGGTGGTTCCTAATGAGTGAAAGAGGTCTGATGGACTGCGTGAATGGCGTAGTTACGGCTGCTTTTGAGTTGTACGCGGCGGATGGCAAAAAACTGAACAATGGCGATAGCTTCACTGTGAAACTCAATAACTGTGTACTCACCATTTCGCTGAAAGATGGGAGCTTGGACGTACAGTTTGACCCGGACGCAGACGTCGCGGTGGACACCCCGTACACACTGGACATGAAGCTCGACATTTATGAGGAGAAAGACAATGGATGAGTACATCAACCGTGAGGACGTATTGAAATGCCTGGAGTATAACACGATTCAGAAGCCGAGTGCGAATGATGTTGTTTCTGCGACTCTCCGGGTAGCGCGGGAAAAGGTCGAGAAACTTCCTGTTGCACAGGAAGGAGCGCTACTTTCTTTCTGGCGCGACCCCGACAAGGATCCTCCGAAAGTTGAGACGGAAGTGCTGATTCTGTACCGAAACGAAATTGACGGGTACGGAATAACGACGGCGCACTATGAGGATGGAAACGTTTTTTTACAAGATAGCGAATGGAATTGGGAGAATCTTCCCGATTGGGGGACATACGACGAGGAGCAGGACGACTATCGAATCCCAGAAGGTTGGTGGGAATACCGCCACTTCAATCCGGACGAGGTTTACAACAACCGGATTGACCGGCCTGTTGTTGGTTGGATGCCTTTGCCGCTGAAGGAGGTAGTGAAAAAATGAGAACGCTTAACGCTGACCAGCTGAAAGCTGTGCTGAGCATGGAAAGTTCACTGGGACATATTCACACGCTGGCAGATGTCGAAAACACGATTGATTATCTTGCCAAAGAAGAGCCGGAAGCCGTAGCCGGTGTAGAAAAATTCAATATTTTCGATACCCCGTGGGCTGGAAAAATTCGGGCGGCATTCCCGCAGTCGTTTGTGAATATGCAAAACGAACTCATTTTCAGCCAGAAAACCAATTCCTATTTCAGACTGGAAGATGTGACCGATGAAACCCAGCTGAAAGCAAAAATTCTGGAGTGGCTTACACGCACCGCAATCAAGGGCATTTCCCCGAAGGAAAGAAAACTTCACTTTGAGGGCATCAACAAACTGCTGGGCACGAACTTTACGATGCAGGAAATGACGGATATCTATACTTACTTCGGAAATGGAATCAAACATGATCTCTGCGTGAAGTTTGCGGAAAGCGGCTATGATATGACGCTCATTCCAAAGGAGGCATGAGCAATGGCAAGAAAAATGTTAAAACCTTGCCCGTTCTGTGGTGTGGCGCTCAAGCCTTTTATTAGCACCCACGAGGTTACAACGGCCGATGGAAAGAAAATCGGCGAAATTGAGCGCGGTTATTGGGCGCACCCGGATGATTCTAAGTGCCCGCTCGGATTTGGATTTTCTCTTGCGCTGGAGGAAGCCGATAGCTGGAACCATAGAAAAGAAGATAGCCTGCGCTGGCGTAAGACCGAAGAGGAACCACCTGTGGAAAAAGACGGGAACCAGTATGGTGATGTTCTTGTTTTGGATGTCAGCCTTGAAGGATTTGTTACAAACAAGGGATGGCTTTATGTAAAAAGGGCGCCGGACATATATCCTATTTGGATGCCGATTCCTAAACCGCCAAAGCCCTATTTGGAGGATGAACAATGAGCAAAGAAATCTTACTTATACGCAATGATGATGGCGAATTTGAGCTGTACGATGACACCTACGACGTAGTCATTCATTGCAAAAATCGGCAAGGCATGAAAGAGACCTGCGAGATTCTGCGCAAGGTGGGTACCGATGAGGAAGCACATAGCGCTTTATTGGTGGATCCCGTTGATATGGCAATTGCCATAAGGAACCATTGCAAATCTCGCACTGATGGCTGTGAGGGCTGCTGCTTTGATAGACCGACCAGTGATAACGGAGATGGCGAATGTGTTTTGGGCTGTCCTGAAGACTGGGAAGTGTGAGGCTAAGAGATGGCATATAAGAAAATCATGGTTGAGCATGAGGTTTCACCGGGGCGTGAAAAGTGTACCTTCGGTGGTGACTTTTGGGGAAAAGAGGTATGCAAATACCATGCACTCCGCACCCAAACTCACGGAAACAAGGCCCCGCCCGAATACAGGAAGCCGAAGTGCCTGCTGTTCAATTGCTGGCTTGAAGAGCCGTATAAAAAGTGCGAACCCTGCCGCAGGGCGTGCGCGGAGGTTGATGGCAAATGAAAGCAGTTCTTTTGAGCATTCGGCCGGAATGGTGCAATCTCATCTTGCAGGGCAAGAAGACTATGGAAGTTCGGAAAAATTATCCGAAGCACCTTTATGGAAAAGGGAAACCGTTCAAGGCGTACATTTACTGCACAAAAGCACCGCAACAGCTTATCACCATTTTCAAAGATGGCGAAGAAACGATGGATGGTGAAATCCACCATGGAAATCCTGTATTTGTAAAGTTCGATAAGCTGCTGCCGGACAGTGTTCGTGGCAAAACGCAGATGGTCGTTGGCGAATTTGTCTGCGACAAAATCTATGAAGTTGCCCCGCTGAATCACACCCCGGATGATTTTGAGCAGCAGGCGTGCATGAACAGAGATCAGATATGGGAATATCTGCACGGTCAAGGCTGGGCGTGGCATATTTCGGAATTGAAGATTTATGACCACCCGAAACCGCTGGAAACATACACGCGGCTGTTACAGACGGGATGCTGTTTTGAACCGCTCAAAGTCAAAAGGGCACCCCAGAGCTGGTGCTATGTGGAGGATACAGAATGTACGTCATGAATAAAAAATGGGACTCTGTTACGAACATTGCCCAGTGCACCAGCGTGTATGTGAGTCCCGAACACGAAATCAAGGCGGTTCCTACGGGTGGCGGCGCGGTATATCGTCTGGGTCAGTACGAAACGGCAGAAATTGCCCGCGCTGTGCTGAATGATCTGTATATGCACATTCCGACTGGCTGCATCTACCAGATGCCGAATGACCAACGAGCACGGGTGCTGGTCCGCGGCATGAGCGATGAACGACCTGAAAAGTTTGCTGGGAACGGCAAGAAGCCGGTGCGTAGAGGAGGATCCTGATGGCAAAGAAACATCATTGTGGTCGAAAAGACAGGCCGCAGAGGGTATGTAATCCTGATGCTTGCCCCAATTGTATGTACGTCGGAGAGGGTGACAGCTGGTGCGACAAAATCGGAGAAATCGTTCTTTCTGACTGGGAGCCTACAGAGTATTACATGGGGTGCTGCAAGAAAGGAAAAGAAAAGTGACCGCATTAGAGATTTTCAAAACTATTTTGAAGTGGCTTCAGATTATGGCAATGAGCTATGCAACTGGGGTGCTCATTGCGTCTGAAATTCCTAAAAGAAAAGCACCACTATGTGACAAGTGTGCCCATCTGCGCTTTAAAAGGGCAAAAAACGATGTGTGCTGCAGATATGTCTGTAATTTTTGGGATTTGCCACCCTTTGACGATCCCCCAGAGTTTTGCAATAGATTTGAGGAGAAAAAATGAAAGCACACGTTGAACCTAAAAGCCGGGAATGCCCGTTCTGTGGTGCACCGACCTATGAAATCGTGAGCGTCACGGGCATGAAATGCGTTCGGTGCACCAATAAGAAGAACTGCGGTGCAATCGTCAGTTTCAACAACAAGGACTGTGATGAACGCGGTGTTTCGCCGGTGGTGTACTTCAATCGGCGGACGGAAAGGAAAGTCCTTCAATCGACGTGCGGAAAGGGAACGAAAAATGAATCTGATTCGTGAAATTTTCTTTAATCCGATGGTCGTGGATGCGGCCGGAATTATCCTGATTGTGGCTGCATTGCCTATGGTAGGTTGGTCTTGGGCTGTAAGCCACATGGCTGGACCGAAGGTCAAAAATGCAAAGGAGGGCACATGAAAGCACATCTGTCGTTCCTGTGCAATGGTCAGTGTCGGTGGTGCAAGAACTACTGGGATTGCAGTAAGCACAAAAAAATCCTGGCAAAAATTTTCGGATGCAAAGATTGGAGATGGCAAAACAGATGAAGGACATTCGCCAGCAGTGTGTCGATGAGCAGGACAAGGCCGCACAAATCTTTACTTGGTGCATGGTGGTGGCTATGCATCAGGAAGAAGGCATTGGAGCCACGCGCCTGACCCGGGCTTGTAATGAGATGCGGGCATTTCAAGCCCGCTACAAAAGTAAAATCGACTCTGGGAATCGGAGGAAGGCCACAGAAGCTATGCGGGACGTTTTAAGGGGAATCTGTGATTTCACGGTGCGTCTGCCACAGAATCGCGCTCCGCGTAATTATAGGGAAGAACGGCTTCGTATGGCGCAGGACGAGGGCGCCGAAATCGCATGGCTGGTTATGGCCGCGACGGTGCATCTGACGTTTGGCTTTGGCAAGGAGCGCCTTGCACGGCTGAAGAAAGAAGCCATAGACGGCTATCAACAGTACATCGGATGGGTCAAGACAGACGGCGAGGACTGCGCCGAGGAATGGCTGAAGCGCTGTGTGGAACAGGCCTTGCAGGAAGAACTTGAAGTGAACGACATCCAGAGCGGGAGCCACCCGCCAAAGCTGTACTATTCGTCTGGAGTGAACGTGGAAGATATGATTCGCGTGATGAGTGCTGTGTCTGCGAAGATGGCGGCAGAGCGGGGCATCAAGCGTGTGCCGCTGGCTGTTTTGAGCCAGAGTGAAATTTCTCGTCGCATGAGTGCCATTTGAGTAAACAAAAAGAGGACTGCTTGCGCAATCCCCCGAGAAAAGCAACTCTATTATACCTAAATTGATGGATTTTGGCAACGTAGAACAGGAGGATGCGCAAAATGACTATCCCGGAAGATATGATGGCGTTCATCGAAGAAACTGCCCGCAAAGCTGCCCGCGAGGGTGCAAAGGAAGTTGTGGCCGAGCAGGCCCGTAAAGCCGCAGGCCGGTGTGACCGCCGGTTGCGGAACACGAAGTTGCTCCTGAAGAACTATCGGATGTTCAAAAAACATTGCACGGGTGCGGTCTATACGGACGAGGCTGGCGAACATGATGGTCAGGAGGAAGAAACCGCACTGGAACTGCTGGACATGATGCTCCAGCGGAACAATGCCATTACGGTTGAATCCATCCGCAACAGCTGCCGGCGCACTAAAATCATGATTCGCCATATCGATGCAATGCTTGGCTTGTACGAAACCTACTGCGCCCAGAGCGACAATGAAGCTCTGAAGCGGGGCCTGCGCATAATCAAGGCCATGTACATTGACGAGACCGCCAAGCCTGTGGAGCAGATTGCGATGCAGGAAAACGTGAGCGCCCGGCAGGTTTACCGTGACCATGATGCAGCAGTGGATAAAATCTCAATGCTGATGTTTGGTATCGACGCATTGGAAATGTCTTAGCTCGATGTCAAAAAGATGTCATGGACGCGTCACGGCAAAAGTGGTACAATAATACCGTAAAATTCTAATCATAGCGCATTGCCCGCCCGGTTTCGCCACCGGACGGGTATTTTTATGCCCAGAAAGGAGGAAAGATACCGCCGCTCCCTAATTTGTTCCGCAACGCCAGCGGAAAAGCAAAGAAGGGAGAAAAAATGAATCAGCAAGTAGTGTATCAGGAGATTTCGCAGATCCATCCCTATGAGAACAACCCCAGAAACAACGAAGCAGCCGTTGGTCCGGTAGCCCAAAGCATCAAGGAATTTGGATTCCGGGTGCCCATCTTGATTGATGGAAAAGGCACGATCATTGCCGGACACACCCGCTATGAGGCCGCAAAACGGCTGGGCATGGACAAAGTGCCCTGCATCCGGGTCGATGACCTGACGGACGCGCAGATTAAGGCATACCGCATTGCAGACAACAAGGTGGCAGAGGCATCCTCTTGGAATGATGATGTGCTCCGCGCCGAAATGGATGCACTGCAGGCGCTGGATGTGGATCTGAGCAGCACCGGCTTCAGTGAAGTGGAACTTGATGGCCTGCTCCGGGATGTGGACGATTCCGATTTTGAGGAGTTCTTCACAGAGCCTGTCCAACAGCCGCCCAAAGCGGCCGATACAGGCCCGGGCCCCGAAAGCCAGCAATCTGGACAGCCTGCACCCTTTCAGCCCGCTACGGCGCAACAGAGCGGCTCTAAGCTTATCCAATGCCCGCACTGCGGAGAATGGTTTGAAACATGAGGCTGTGTTTGGCGGGAACCTTCCCGTCGGAGAAGATTGTGCGGGAAAACAGGCCGGAGTACGTTCTGGAGAGCTTTTTCTATATCAAGCCGTGGCAGGTCGAGGAAATGCCAAAATGGAAGATGTTTCTGCTCGACAGCGGGGCATTCACGTTTATGCACGGGGTAGAGGCTTCGTCAAAGCCGGTGGATTGGGACGGGTACCTAAGCAGGTATATCGACTTCATCAACCGCCACGATGTGCAGCACTTCTTCGAGTTGGACGTAGATATCATCGTAGGCTATGATGCCGTAAAGCGCATGAGAGCCCGCCTTGAAGCTGAGACGGGCAAGCAGAGCATTCCAGTCTGGCATCGCTCCCGCGGCCTTGACGAATTTAAAAGCCTGTGCAGGGACTATCCCTATATCGGCATCGGTGGCTTCGCAATCAAGCACATTCAGCCCAGCGAGTACGGCTACATTAAACGGCTGGTGCAGTATGCGAACGCCTGCGGGGTGCGGGTGCACGGTCTGGGCTACACCAAAAAGGACGCGGTTGACTTTGGCTTTTATAGCGTGGACAGCACCACATGGACTACACAGGTCAATTTTGGCGGCTTGTCCTACTTCAACGGCTCAGAAATGGTTGTGGTCAGACCCCCGAAGGGCATGATAGGCGCAGACTACCGGATTCGCCGAGAGTATGCGCTGAAAGAGTGGATCAAATACCAGAAGTACCTTGATACGAAAGGAAAATGGCGTGGATAAAGATATCGTATACCGCGTTGAGGATGGCATGGACAGAGAAAAAATTCTCTGCACCACCTACCAGATGCGGAATTTTTATATGCAGTTCAGAGACGGTTTCTTCACTAATCTGGACGTAATGAACTATATCCAGCACCTTGCCGCCGCCCACATGGCGAAAAAGGGCATGAACGTGCTGGATGTGTGCTGCGGCCGCTCTCTGATGCTCCCGCTGCTGCGCTACTACGCAAAGGATATTGCATCCTATACCGGCGTAGACATCAGCAAAGCGAACATCAAAGAGGCTATGCGCGGCGCAACCGCAAAGAACCTTGAACCTAAAGATCTGACTTCCTACTACCCGTTCCGGGTGGGTTGGAAGCTGGGCAACGTTGCTGAGATGTCGAAAGTCATCCCGGCGGGGTTTGCCGATTTTGTGATTTACACCTCTGCCATTGAGCATATGCACCCTACGGACGGCGCAAAAAGCCTTGCAGAATGCTACAAGGTGATGAAGCCGGGTGCAAAGATGTTTCTCTCCTGTCCGAACACCCCGGGCAATGGGTACCAGACCCAGTACCGCGCTCATGTCTATGAATGGGGCTACGATGAACTGAAAGCCAAGCTGGCCGAAATCGGATTCAACATCGTGCAGGAGGTTGGTCTGGTCACTAGCGTCCGGGAGATGGACGAGTTCTATTCCAAGCAGGAACCGGCGCTGCGGGACTTCTACACCCGTATGAAAGCCTATGTCCCATCTGCATTCCTCACAGCTTTTATGGCAATTCCGTTCCCGCGTGAGGCAAAAGAGCTGCTGTTCATCGTTCAGAAGCCGAAAGGAGAAGAAAACAATGGCTAAGTTTGAAAATCGCTACGGCGTGCGCAAAATCGTCTATAAGCAGAAATGCCGGTGCTTCTGCCCCATCGGAAAGACAGACTACACCAATGAATTTACTGTGACCATGGAGCCGGCAGAGATTATTCCGGACTACTGCGAAATCGACAAGTTCATCCGTGAATGTCTGGAAGGTGAAAATCTCGTCATCGAGGAAGCAGCCAGCAAGCTGAAGAAGAAGCTTGTTGAGGATGTGCACCCCAGCTGGATCATGGTCGAATCTGCGGTGAACGACGCATCCCACGGCAATGTGGTCGTTATGGTATGAGGGGGCATGGAATATGAGAAACACCAAAGCCCTATGCCAGACCGCAGTTGTCGCGGCTCTATATGTCGCATTAACCACCCTGAACCCGCTGTCATGGGGAGTCGTCCAGTTCCGGGTGGCTAATATGCTGTGCGCTCTCCCGTTCAAGGATAAGCGGTACGCCCCGGCGGTTCTGCTGGGGATTGCAATCGCAAATGCAACGAGTCCTTTCGGCCCGGTCGATGTGCTCTTTGGCCTGCTGGCTGAGGGGACTGCATACGCACTGGTGGTCTGGGGACCGTGGAAAAGGCTGGGGATTCTGTGGAAAGCAGTCATCCTCTCCCTGTCCGTGGCTCTGTTCATCGGCGTGGAACTGTCTATGATGGTCGGCGCACCGTTCTGGTTAACAAGCACTGGCCTGTTCGTGGGCACATTCCTGGCCGTGGAACTGGGAAACTTGATGATCTCCAAAACCGCTCTCGCAAAGGTCGTGTGAGAGGGGCGCGGCGCTGGCTCTGCAAAGGGCCGGCGCTTTTTCTTTGGAACAACACAACAGCCCGGGCAGATACCGGGACAGAAAATGAAGAAGGATAGTGGTGGCGATGTAGATGGAAACGCGAGATAAGGCGTTCACCCTTTATAAGAAAGGGATGGGATGCACCGAAATCGCAAAGAAGCTGGGCATATCGCTGAACACTGTGAAATCGTGGAAGAAGCGCTATTGGGATGCACAAAAGGGTGCACCCAAGAAACGCACCCCGCCGCACCCCAAGGGTGCATCTTCCAAGTGCACCCAGAAAGCCCCGCAGGATGGCAAGCCAAAGTCGGGCGCACCGCTTGGTAATGTCAATGCAGTTGGCAACCATGGAGGCGCGCCGCCGGGTAACCAGAATGCCTTGAAACACGGTGGCTGGTCTGCGGTGATGTTTGGCTCTTTTTCAGAGGAAAACCAAAAAGCCATTCAGGACTGCACGAAGGATGTCGATGCAGAAGACCTGTTGATACAGGAACTCCAACTGCTGACCGCCCGGGAGGCTTTTCTACTTCAACGCATTTCCGCTGTTCAAGAGAAAAAACAGCACATTCAGTCGGTGCATACCTCCAAGTCTGGCAGATCGTTTACTCGCTTGGACGAGGATAAGGAAAAAGAAGCCCGCGACAAGGAGGTTTACATTGAGCGGATAGATGCTAAAGTCGATCGGGAAGAAAGGCTCCCCGGCACCACCGTGGAAACATCAACCACCATCGAATCAAGCTACCTTATCGTGGAACGCTTAGAGCGGCTATTGACCGATGTACAGCGCCAGAAGTCCAAGGTGATACAACAGCTTGCCGACCTGCGCAGAATGAGCAACAGCGGCAAGAATGAGCTGGTAGACGATTGGGTTGCGGCGGTCGAGGCGGCAGACACGGAAGCGGAGGATGCGAACGATGGCACTGAGACAACGTGAAGTCTTTGCCAAGCGGATCCCGCTGTACCGTAAAGACCCTTGCTTATTCTTCAAAGAGGTCACTGGCTTCAAGCCTGATCCGTGGCAGAAAGAAGCCGCCACAGCTATTGCACAACACCGCAAGGTTTCGATTCGCTCAGGACAGGGCGTTGGCAAGACTGCCTTTGAAGCAAACCTAGTCCTTTGGTTTCTGTCCTGTTTCCCGTATCCGCGCGTGGTGTGCACGGCTCCGACCCGACAGCAGTTAAACGATGTCCTCTGGGCTGAAATTGCCAAGTGGCAGGAACGCAGCCCTGTCTTGCAGGCTATGCTTGTGTGGACAAAGACTCGTGTTTACATGAGAGGACATGAGAAACGCTGGTTCGCCGTGGCTCGAACAGCCACCAAGCCGGAGAATATGCAGGGCTTCCACGAAGACAATATGCTTTTCGTGGTGGATGAGGCATCTGGTGTTGCTGACCCCATCATGGAGGCTATACAGGGCACGCTTTCCGGCGATAACAACCGCTTACTGATGTGCGGAAACCCAACGCAGAACACTGGCACATTCCACGATTCGCATACCGTGGACGCCCAGTCCTACTACTGCATGAAGGTGTCCAGCAGGGACAGCCCCCGCACGAATAAGCAGAATATCGCTGACTTGGAGCGGAAGTTCGGCAAGAACAGCAATGTAGTCCGTGTCCGTGTTGACGGAGAGTTCCCGGAGAATGAGGACGATGTCTTTATTCCGATGGCACTCGCCACAAAGGCTGTCAATACTGAACCTCTGGAACATTGTGCTCCAGCCCGGATCTCCATCGGGTGTGACGCTGCCCGCTTTGGCAACGATGATACGGCCATTGCACAGAACATTGATGGAGATATCCAAAAGCTGGTCACACGCCATGGTCAAGACCTGTACGCTACGGCAGACGATATCATTGCGATATATAAAACCCTGCGTGCAGCGTATCCGCAGTACCGCGGTCTTATTTATGCGGTCATTGATGATACCGGCGTTGGTGGAGGCGTGACCGACACACTCAACCGAGAAAAGATTCGGCAGAAGCTAACCAGGTTGATGGTCGTGCCGGTAAACTTCTCCAGCGCTGTGCCGGACAAGGAAGCCGCCGGGCGCTATGCAGATATCGCAACGTGGATGTGGGCGGTCCTACGGGATATGGCCACGGCGGGCACCCTGCACATCCCAAATGATTCAACCCTGATAGGGCAGCTTACCACCCGTAAATATATCTTTAGCGGCGCTCCTGCAAAGCTGAAACTTGAAAGCAAGGATGCCTTGAAGAAGCGTGGCCTGACCAGCCCTGACCGCGCTGATGCGGTAGCCCTTGCGCTATACGAGGGCGGCATCTTTGATGTACGCAGTCTGATATGATAGCCGGAAAGGAGAAAAAGGTGAAAAGAGTTATCCCCGGAAAAATCAAAACGCAGCTTCGCCTCGACGGCTATTACAACGTTCTGAATAAGTATGGTACCCAGCACGACAGCACCGAGTATTACCAGTGGGCAACCGGTGCAGCTGTGACGGATGCGGAATTGGCCGACCTTTATGCAGGAAACGGGCTATTCTCGACCATCATTGATGCCCCGGCAGACGATGCCACCAAGAATGGTATCGACCTTGGCATCAAGGATAAGGATTTGCAGAAGCGTCTTGACGACCATCTGCAGACTATCCATTACCAAAGCAAACTCGCGAAAGCGTTAAAATGGGCACGGTTGTTTGGTGGCTCTGCTGTTGTTATGCTGGTGGATGATGGTAGACTTCTTCAGGACCCGCTGAACTGGCGGGACGTTCATGGCGTGGAAGAACTACTGGTTTACGGACGGAATGAGGTATTTCCGCTGTGGATCAACGGCTACGAAAACAATCCGGCAGATGAAGATTATCGCAAAGGCGGAACTGGCATCCCGGAGTTTTATCAGATAAACAGTGTGTACGGCAGCTATGTAGTGCATTCCTCGCGATGCTTAGTGTTCCACAATGGAGAAATCCCCGAAGGCTCCACGATGTCAAACCTCTACCGCACATGGGGCATACCGGAGTATATGCACATCCGCGAAGAACTTCGCAACGCCTGCATCGGTCCGGGCTACTCCATTCGCTTGCTGGAACGGCTGTCAATGGTGACATACAAAATGAAGAATCTCGCAAACGTCCTGTCTACAGTAGACGGTGACGATACGGTTCTTCAGCGTATGGAGATGCTTGACCTTGCCCGTAATCTGTTGAACATGGTCTTCATTGATGCAGATGGCGAGGATATTGGCATTCAATCCCTGTCCGCGGCGGGAGTCAAGGACATTCTGGACAATGCCTGTGCCATGCTGTCCGCTGTGAGCCATATTCCGCAGACAAGGCTCTTTGGACGCTCCCCGGCTGGCGAAAATGCCACGGGTGAAGGAGATATGGAAAACTACAAGGAGGCCGTGTCCGGCATCCAGTCCGGTGACCTCCGGGACAACACCCGCACGCTGGTCGAACTGATTCTGCGCGGAATGGCGTGGAACGGTGAAATCGATGAGGTACCAGAGTATACCATTACCTACAAGAGCGCTTGGAGCTTGTCTGACGATGAAAAGGCTACGCAGGATCAGGCGAATGCTGCGGCCCAGCTTACCAGAGCACAGACGGCTTCCACATACGTTACCGCTGGCATCTTGGAAACTGACGAGGTTCGCCGGTCTCTGGCACAGGATGAACAGTTTGACCCTGAAAACATCATCACGGAAGTGGATGTCAATCAGGACTGGGGCTTGGGTGGGGCTGACGTTCCCCAGCCGACCAATCCGCAGAACCCGCCTGCAGCAGGCAACCTGGTTACGGATGAAGGAGAATGCGGTTATGTTGCCGGCTTTGTCTTGAACGATGGGAAAATCCTCTGCGGACAACGTTCTGATGGGCAAGGCTGGTGCGGCCCTGGCGGTCACATCGAACCCGGAGAAACACCGAGTGTGGCGTTCCGCCGGGAAGCAAAGGAAGAGTTCAATATTGACGTGGGGGATATTACTTATCTCGGCAACTGCAAGGGCAAGCCGGATGAGGTACTTCCCGTTCAGATCTACCGCGTCAATAGCTTCGATGGTGTGCCCCGATGCGACCAAAAGGAGATGTTCACGGCTACATGGATGCCCCCTGAACAGATTTTGAAGCAGGATGTGCCCGGCGGGCTTGTGTTTGAACCGTTTCTCAGAAGCGTGAAAGAATACCTTGACCGGCTGGGCATTACACTGGATGATTTTGACGAGAGCAAGCACAACCGCGATGAGGATGGAAAGTTCTCCAGTTCTGGCGGCTCTACATCATCAAAAGATGTATCGAGCGAGGAAAATTCATCAAAAGACTTGAATGATTCTCAAAATCATGCTAAAATAAATTCTAACGCAGTTTCGGCAAAAGGCGCGAACACTTTCAAGGTGAAAGGATTCCCCAACAAGCAGAAGCTGAACAACCACTGGCAGAATGGAAGAACCCACGCCGCTGAGTACGCTCCCGATGGCATTAAGACAAAGGAGCAGTACGAAAAGCGGGCGGTTCAACTTTTGGAAAGCCCGTGCGGAAACGGCATAAAAGGTTACAAGACAAAAGATGGCCTTGTGTGCCGGTATGACGCGAAGAAAAATGACTTTGCAAAAGGTTCCCCAGAGAAGGGCGTAAGAACGATGTTCAAGCCTGACGATGGGGAAGATTACTATAAACGTCAGCTTGAACTGGAAGGAATCGAAGATGACTGAGAAAATCCTCTGCCCGGTATGTGGGCAGCATAGCTTTGATGAAGACAACGATTTTGAGGAATGCCCTGTGTGCGGCTGGGTAAATGATGGCGTGCAGAGAGCGGATCCTGATTATCGCGGCGGTTATAACCGCATCAGCCTGAACGAAGCTAAAAAGAAGTTTGCCGAAGGCAAAAAGGTGTTTGACTAAAATATTGGCATTGAGAGCCTTTGCAGGTGACGTGAAAGCGTCCCTCGCAAAGGCTCTTTTTGTTTGCAGACATAGCTCAGTTGGTAGAGCGCCTGCCCTCCAAGCAGGATGCCGCGGGTTCAAGCCCCGTTGACTGCTCCATATCGAGGGTTGGCCAAGTTGGATAAGGCATGGGCCTTTGACTCCCAGACCGCCGGTTCGAACCCGGTACCCTCGACTTTTATGCTGGTGTAGCTCAATAGGATAGAGCAGGCGACTTGTAAACGTCAGGCTGTGGGTTCAATCCCCACCCCCAGCACCACCCGCCGTACACCGTAATCGGCACCTCGATGGCATGAGGGAGCACTGACCCTGCTCCTAACAGACCGCTGCGAAGTGTTCTGGCCTGTTCCATGACAGAGCCAGCGCGGAGCCATAAACCGCGTTCCTTCCGCTTCGCGCTTGGACGGATGCGCGCTGTAAGCAAAAGGTCAAAATTCAAGTGCTGCATGCCATAAGAACAAAGACCCTGCATCAAGGTGGAGATGCAGGGTCTTTTTGATGCCTGCAAAGGGAAGATGGTTCCCAGAAAGATAAAGAGGTGGATATGTCTGTGAAGAATAATGGGCCCGGAATGACCGGGCGCTCTTCAATGACGAAAAAATCAAAGATCGAGCCGGAGTATCCGCAGTGGGCAGAAAGCAAGATGCGCGCAATCGAAAATCGGCGGTTGAAAGAACTGCAGAAGATTGTGCGAGAATCCATGCCTGAAATTCTGGCTATCGTTGCGGAAGAACAGAAAACCGGCTCCGACAGCATCAGACATGATGGATACAGCGACATGGTTCGCCGCATCCAGAACAGGTTTCGCATTATGCGTGACCGGCTCAGTCGGCGGCTGAAAACCGATCCGTTGGAACGGGATGTTCGCCGGTGCGCTGACTACACCGACCGGCGGCAACTCAAAGAATGGCAGCGCAGCGTGCGCGCCACGCTGGGAGTGGATATCCATGATGATTTCTTTCTCGGCGAAAGATATGACCTGATGCTTAAAAGATGGGTTGAGCAAAATGTCAGCTTCATTACCAGCATTGAAAGCGACTGCTTCGATGATATGGAGAACGTCATTATTGAGGGTTTCGCAAAAGGCCGCACCCCGGCGGCAATTTCCAATGAAATTCAACGCCGGTTTGATGTGACCAAGTCAAAAGCGAATCTTCTTGCGCGTGACCAGGTGGGCACCCTGAGCGCGAATCTGACCCGCACAAGGCAGGAATCCGCTGGGGTGGAGGAATATATCTGGAGCTCGTCAGGTGATGAACGTGTGCGCGAATGCCACCGTGAACTTGACGGTCAGAAATTCCGTTATGATGACCCGCCGGCCATGTGGTACATGACAAAGCACGGCAAAGTGTATAGCGGGCGGCATTGCAATCCCGGAGAGGACTACCAGTGCCGCTGTGTTGCAAAACCTGTCTTTAACTTCGATAGGCTGAATTCTGCAGCCTTTAAGGAGAAGAAACAATGAAACAGAATACCCCGCCGCTAGTCCTTCGGAGCGAAATGCGGACAGACAGTGTGCCTGTCGATGAGCATTACAGCACCGAGGGATATTTTTATGATAACCCCATCCTGACCCGCACGGGCATCTTCAAGTACACGCTGGAAGATGGCTCGGAGCGTCGAGAATTGCGCAGGCCGGAAGATGTTTTTGACCCGGAGAGCCTTGCAAGCTATGAGGGAAAACCCATCATCATAACCCACGATGCGCGGGTGATCGACAAGGATAATGCCCGCCGGGAGAGAGTGGGAACAATCCTGACTCCTGGACAGCAGGACGGAGAAAACGTCCGTGCAAAAATCGTCATTGATGACCCGGACACGGTAAAGGCATCCGGCCTGCGGGAACTATCTGTTGGGTACTATCAGGATCTTATCATGGAACCCGGAGAATGGAATGGAGAGCCGTATGATGCAATCCAGACCAATATCCGTGTGAATCACCTTGCGCTGGTCGCTGTCGCCCGCGCAGGTGATGATGCACGCTTGAACATGGACAGCCAAGATAACAATGGAGGTACACCCCCTATGGACGAGAACGAGAAGATGAACAACCCCACGCAGGACGATGATACTACTGTGGAAACCACAAAGCCCACTGCCGATGATGGCGAGGCTCCCAGTGCTCCTGCGGCGGCTCCTGCCCTTGACCCGGCAGGCCTTGAAGCAGCACTCAAAGCCTATATCGCGGCCACCAACGGTGCTACCGCTGACGATGAAAACGACCCGGCGGCTGGTGACACCACTGATAAGCCCACCAAGGACGAGGGCGAAGGTGACGACCCTGCGAAGCCGGACGTGCTGGCAGACATTACCGCCCGCCGTGATGCTATGGAAGATGGCCCGGCCAAGGCGGACATCAACACCCTGCTGTCTATGCTGGATGCCGCAAATGCCCGCGCTGATGCTGCAGAGGACGACACCAAACCTACCGAAGATGAGGATGATACCTCGGACGATTCCAGCAACCAGCTGAACCATGACAGCGCCGCATCCATTGCCGCGCAGGTCAGCCAGCGTGTGGAACTGTGTCGGCTGGGCGATAAGCTGCATCTGGATGGCATGGAATCCATGCCGGTAATGCAGGCAAAGAAAAAGGTCGTTCATGCCGTTATTCCGGGTATGCGTCTGGATGGCAAGAGCAAAGCCTACATCAACGCGGCTTTTGATATCGCAAAGGGTAAAATCAATGGTCGCAAGACTGTGGCAGACCAGCGTCGTCAGGTGTTCAATGCTGATTCCGCAAATGCGGCAGTCCGCAATGTGGGCAAGAAGAACGACCCTGATGCGGCCCGCAATCGTATGATCCAGCGTCATGCTGGCGAGAAGGAGGACTAAGCTATGAGCAATATGGCAGTACAGATGAACTACGGCGAGCCTAGCCGCGGTATGCCCGGCCTGCTTTATGACCGTGCGAATTACGATGCAGTCACCCGCCGGAACAGCGCAGAGGATGGCAAGCTGTTCTTTGGCTGCGGCGTTGTGCAGGGTGCGGAGCCCGGCAAGGACATCACCCTTCCTGCAACCGGCGCGACCGCCGAGAAGTTCGAGGGCGTTGTGATGTACAGCGCCAATACGGAGATGGACGATGATGGTGCTGTGCTCCTGCGCAAAGGCCAGATTCTGGATGTCTGCCAGACCGGCAAGATGTGGGTGCAGCTGGCCGATCAGGCGGAACCTGCTTACGGTCAGCCGGTTTATCTTGTGATTACCGGCGACGATGCAGGCAAGTTCACCCCGACCAAGGGCACCAATCTGGCGGTCAAGGCCCGCTTCATCGGTGCGGCCCAGAACGGCATTGCACCCGCCCAGTTCGCAGAGCAGATCTAAGGAGGTTCAATATGGCTAAGTACAATCCTTTCGACCCCGCCAACGGTTACAGCGAGGAAGACCGCCTTGCCCTGAACGGCAAGTGTGCCTCCCTGATTAACCAGGCATATAAGAACCCGTTCCCCGGCACGAAGATTCGTCTGGATGGAGCCGACAATGCAGGCATCTTCTTCGCCAAGCAGTTGGCGCATGTCAAGACCAAGGCGTACGATAAGGACTTCCCGGAGCTGTCCGGCCTGAAGATCTTCCCTCAGACCAGCGAAACCGATGAGGGAGCTGCGTATATCGAATACTACAGCTATGAGCCGGTTGGCTTTGCTGATGTTATCGCCAACTACGCCAGCGACCTGCCCCGTGTCGATGTGAAGGGCACTCCCCATCGTGCGGAAATTGTCAACATCGGCGACAGCTACGGCTACAACGTGCAGGAACTGCGTGCCTGCCGCCGCAATGCGGTGCTGGGTATTATGAAGTCTCTGGACTCTGCGCGTGCTGAAGCGGCCCGCCGGGTGTACGATGTCAAGGTGAATCACCTGATTTGGCACGGCGACGAGAAGACGGGCATCATCGGCGTTCTGTCCTCCGGCAATAACATCCCCATCTATACACTGCAGAACGGCGCAGCCGGTAAGGCCGACTGGGCATCCAAGACCGCAGACGAGATTGCGGCCGACATTGCCGGCATCCTGAACTACATCGACACCCTGACCCAGAATGTGGAGCACCCGGACAGCTGGGTCATGCCCAACGACCTGTACACCAGCCTGAACCTGCGCCGCATCGATGGAACCGGCGAATCTGTTCTGTCCTACATCAAGGATCACACTCCCCAGATTAAGAACTGGGAAGTTGCCGGCGAACTGTCCAAGGGCAACAAGGACTATAACAGCACCGGCAAGAACATCGGCCTGCTGTATACCAAAGACCCGGACAAGATGTCCCACGAGGTTCCCATGGCTTTCCTCCAGCACGCGCCGCAGGATCGCAATCTGGAAATCGTTATCAACTGCGAGGGCCGCGATGCAGGCATGATGATTCCTTATCCGCTGTCTGCTTGCCTGGTCTACGGTCTGTAAGAAAGGAGAAACCGACTATGAAGGTCAAAAACATTTCGGTAAAGCCCATCTGCATCGGCTCCATCTCTCTGCTCCCCGGCGAAACTGCGCAGGTCGATGCAACCTATGATGATGCAATGGCATTTTACATCAGCATGGGCCTGCTTCAGGAGGTTCAGGAGAAAAAAGCGCGCGGAAAGAACGCAAAGGCCGATTCCGAAGCTGACGCTCCTGCCGATGCTCCTGCGGGCGGTGAATCTTGATGGATTCTCCTGACGTAACCGCCATTACCAAAATTGTAAAGAAGGTTGGCACCGAGTTCAAATCCGCTTCGGACGAGGACATTTCTTTTTGGATCGACCTGCAAGCGCCGGTCATTTCCAAAAAGAAGTTCGGCGCAGATTACAATCTGGCGGTGGCGTTGCTGGTCTGCCATGCTATGAAAATGGCTGGCAATGGTGACAGTTCTCTCGGAACTATCGCAAACACTGGTCGCTTAGCTAGCGTTTCCGAAGGTGGCGTGAGCATTTCCTTTGCCACTAGCACCGCCGGGACCACCGGAGATGCTGAATACCAGCTTACTTCCTACGGCTTGCAGTTCATTTCGATTCGGAACCGGCATATCGTGCCTATCATGATTCGATAAGGAGGCCTGCCCATGGCGATAGCCAATGACATCGGCCTTGACCTGACGCCAGAGGGAAGAGCGGCGATGGAGCGCCTGAACGAACTGTCCAATGTGACCATAGAGGTTGGGTATCAGGCAGACCAAAAGGCGGCTGACGATGAAACATCGCTGGCCGAGGTTGCCTACTGGAACCACTACGGAACCCTCCACAAAGACGGTTCTGTGATGATTCCTGCCCGTCCCTTTATGGACACCATCAAAAAGCACTCGGAAGAACTGTCAGAGTTTTCGCGGCAGGCTCTGTCCTCATTGGAAACAGCTGATTCAGTTGCCAATGCGATTGGTTCGCAGGCAAAGTCTATGATTCAGGATGCAATCAAAGATGAGGGATGGGCACCCAATGCGCCCATCACCATCGAGGGCGGCTGGATGATGAACGAATATGGCAAGAAAGGCCCGGTGCCTGTGCATATTAAAGGGAAGAGTTCTACGAAGCCCCTGATTGATACAGGCGCCTTGCGTCAGAACTGCCAGTACGTTATCAAGAAAGGAAAGAAATGAACATCTTTAAGCAGATGTACACCGTGCGCCGCTACAAGGGCACCAGCTGGGATAGTGGTACGTCCGAAACAACTTACTCGGATATGCAGCTTCCACTTGATGTGCAGGCCAAAACGCGCCGCAATCAAGATGATGCTTCCGGCCGCTCTACGACCGGCGTTCTGACTGTGTATAGCGATGTCCAGCTTCTTCCTACGGAACCGGATAAACAGACAACGGGAGATCGTCTGCTTTACATGGGGCAGTGGTACGCCTGCAAATCGTCCATCTACTGGGGAAACACCATCCTGAAGCACTGGATATCAGAGTTTGAAGCTGTTGAGGGCGAGAAAGGGGAGAATGCCAATGACACCAGCTGAGTGCCGCGAGGCGGTTCGGCTCATGTTTGTGGAACTGTACCCCCATTGCACAGTGATTTACAGCTATCCCAATTCCGTTCGTCCACCGCTTCCGTATGTCGTTCTTGACTTTGAACGCATCGAGCCGGTGAACGCGTTTGAGTACGTCAAGAACGGGATTCTTTGGCAGGAAAAATGCAAGCGCATTCCGTTTTCTGCTGAACTGGTCACCGAGAGCAAGACGGAGCATGCTGCCGGGGTGAAAAAAGTTAGCTTGTCAACGGTCGTGGACGACCTTGAACAAGCTATTCAGTTCTTTGATAGCCAATACGCAGGTGACAAAATGCGCGCCATGAATATCACGGTATGCACGGAAGGGTCACCTGAACCGATCCATAACAGCGCGCCCGGCGTAGAGAGGGCGCGCTGTTCTTTTTATGTGGATTTTGTGCAGCGTACTAAGGAGTACGCTGCCTTGGCTCCGATTGACGGCGAGTATTCGGAAGACCATGCCAGTGCAGCATCCAAAAAAGCTGCAGACATGGAAGCCGGATGGTTTGACGAAGTCGAAGTCAAAAAAGAAATCCGAAATGAGTAAAGGAGCGAAACCACATGAATATCGACAAAATCGTTGAGGTCAATATCCAGATCTCCGAAGCGATGTCCATTGATGGTGGTTATGACACCATCCTCATTGTCGGCCCTCTGCCTAAAGCCCCTGGCGGTCGCGTTACACCTGATGTTGCCGGTTATGCGAGCTTGCAGGACCTCAAGAGCGCCGGATTCGCAGCGGACGACCCTGTGTACATTGGTGCCAGCAAGGTGTTTGGACAGTCCCCGAAGCCGCCCGCGGTAATGATTGCGGTGCAGAAGCTGTCCAGCGGCTCCACCGAAAAGGTGGATGTGACTCTTGACAGAGCCATCGGTATGCCGGGCTGGTACTGCATCTGCCCGGCGGGCATCAAGGAGGACTTCTACCAGAGCATTGCCGACTGGACAGAAGCCAATGAAAAGCTGTGTATCTGCGAGACAACCGGCATTTCGTCCTCTCCGGTATCGGATGCAATGCTTCGCACTGCGGTCATTCACGCTACCGCCGAGAACGACTGCGTGAACTGTGCTTACGCCTCCCGGTTTCTCTCCTATGACCCGGGCAGTGAGCAGTGGTGCTTTAAGTCCCTTTCCATGGTGTCTGCACAGGGACTGTCCACCACGGATATTGCAAGTCTGGAAACACGCAATATCTCGTATTACACAACTGTTGGCAGCAAAGCCATGGTGCAAGGTGGCAAGGTGAGCGGCGGCGAGTGGATCGACACCATTCGTTTCCGTGACTGGCTGAAGACCGAAATTCAGTCCAAGGTGCTGAACCTGCTTCTGGGCTTGTCCAAAGTGCCTTATACCGATCAGGGCATTGCGCTGGTGCAGAACGCTGTCATTGATGCGCTGGAAGAGGGCGTGCGTGCTGGTGGCATTGTGCAGGATGCTTCTTCCGATGATGGAGAAGCGTCTCGTGCATATACCGTCACTGTGCCGCGCGCGGCCGATTTGGATGCCGCAACTCGTAAGAGCCGCCGTCTTACCGGTGTGACATGGACAGCACAGCTGGCAGGTGCCCTGATCGCCGCGAAAATTGGCGGCACACTGAATTACTGAGAAAGGAGAACCGCTAAATGCGTGGAGATGTAACCGTTTACTCCCCGAAAAACGTTCTGTGCACCATGGGCATTCACATCGCGTCTGGTTTTACGGAGGATGGCTTTATTACCATTACTCCGCAGGGTGATGGCGTGACGGATGAAGCCGGTGCAGATGGCGAAGTGGTCGTTTCGATTCCGGATGATCCTCGTTATGAAATCAAGCTGGTCCTGCAGTACGGCTCCAAAACAAACAACTGGCTGCTGAAGCAGTACAACAATAACAAGCGGATCCCAGGCAGCGGCCTTTTCAATATGCAGATCAAGGATCTGGGCTCTAACCCGGATTTCACGGCGTCCAAGGCATGGGTTTCCAAGCCTGCCCCGTGCGCTTACGGTAAGACCGGCCAGAGTCAGGAGTGGACACTGCGGGCTGTTGGCAAGATGGAACCGAAGAACTGAAAGGAGAAAACCTGATATGAAAATGAAACGCATGGAGATGCGCGACATCACGGTTGGCGAATACCAGTTCAAGGTTCGTCCATTCGGTGCCAAGGATGCCACCTACATTTTTGGCGATGTTGCATCTATCATCCTGCCGATTCTGGGCACCGTGTCGGTTGCTAGCGACGATAAGGATGCTGTCAACATGGAAATGTTTGACGGGATGGACATGGACAAAGACTCGCTGGTCAAGGCACTTGCCCGCATCAATGGCAACGCATTGAGCAAACTGGTGAGTGAGCTCCTGCTGGATCACAGCAACATCCGCGTTTTGGATCCTGAGAAAAACACTTATGAGGTCATGGGCGAGGATGATTTTGATGAAATTTTCTGCCAGTACCTCGCCGGAATGCTCAATCTTTGTGCTGAGGTCATTCGCTTAAACTTCAGCGGTTTTTTCAAAGATGCGAGCACCCTCTTTGGAGGCCTTATCAAAGTGCGCCGGGCGGGCAGCTCGAACAGTACGGAGAGTTCGACAACGACAGAGTAACGAACCTTGAATGGATTATGTATACCCTGATTCGTGAGCGGGTGGCTTCGATGTACGAACTGACCTATGTTTATAATCTGGATGAAATGCTAAAACTCTACGACCTGATTATGATGCAGCGGGACATTGAGTACGCCAAAAGCCAAGAGGACAGAAGGGGGGATACATAAGTGGCGGCGAAGGAAACTGTAATCGGAAAGTTCGTCAATCAAATTCTGTTCAAGGTCGATAAAAGCTCTGTTGATGACGCAAAAAGCGCTATCAGCGAAGTAAAAGGCTTTGCAGCTAAAGCACTTGGAGCAATCGGCATCGGCTTTTCCTTTACTAAGCTTGCTAGTCTTGCAGAGGAATTTGGCAGTATCAACGATACCATCCGCGGGGCAACCCGCGAGATGGGAGATCAAGCGGATATTCAGCAGAAGATTCTGCAAGGGGCTCAGGATTGCCGTGAAGAATACGGAGCCATGGCCGGAGATGTGACAAAGCTGGTGCAGTTGAACAGTAAACTGTTCCTGGTTGATGATGCTGTGAAGTTTGTTTCGCTTGTCGAAAAGCTGGAAAAGGGCTCCGGCAGAGAAGCAAATCTTGACAACACCATGAGTGTACTGCAAAAGGCTATGTCTTCGGGCAAGCTGGACAAATCTGGCTTCTCCAACTTAAAAACAGCTGCCCCGGAGGTGGTGAAAGCCATTTCGTCTGCAATGGGAGTGTCCGAAAAGCAGCTCCAAAATCTGGCAGAGAGCGGAAAACTTTCCGCAAAGCAACTGAAAGAAGCGTTCTTTGCGGCGGAAAGCGACATTCAAAAGAACTTTGATGAACTCGGTTTCGGCATCGGGGACGCTCTTACTTATGTCAGAAATCAGTGGGGGCTTTGGCTTGCAGGCGCAGATGACATGCTTGGCATCACAACCAGTATTGGCAAAACAATAAAAACCATAAGCGATTTCCTGATAGGAAAAGCACAACGGCTGACTTCGTGGCTGAAAAATATTGCCGAGAAACTTGGCGGCGTAGAACAGTTGTTGAAGCTGATTGCGATGGTCGCCGCAGCTCTGTTCCTTGCAACCAACGGAAACAAGATTCTGTCTTTCCTAGTGGGCGCAGTGAAACTCCTGCAAGGATTTAATCTGCAAACTGCCCTTGCGGCCGCAAAATGGCTCTTACTGTTCCTTGTGCTGGAAGATGTTTTTACTTTCCTGCAGGGCGGCGATAGCGTCTTTGGGCGACTCCTGAGCGAGGCTGGTGTTGACGTTGACGCATTGAGAGAGAAAATCAGTGCGTTCTTCGAGGGGGCAAAGCAATTTGGCCGAGACGCTCTTGATTCGCTGGGTCAGTTCTGGGAGGAACACAAAGGTGCGATTTTAGTTGTTCTGCAAGCCCTTTGGCAAGGACTAGTTGACCTGACCGCAGACATCATCACACTGGGCGGGCACCTATTCGACCTTCTGGCTGGCTTGATTACCGGCTTTCAGACCGGTGATTGGACGCAATTCCTGACAGGCTGTAAGGAACTGTGGCAAGATTTCCTCGATATTCTGAATGGTTTGGGACGCGCTGCTTTTGGCGAAACATGGGAGCCACTGAAAGAAAGCGCACAGGCAATTTGGGATTGGCTGAAAGGATTCTTTGACTGGTTCGGCGATAAAATCACCTGGGCTAAGAACCTGTGGAACGGCGTAAAAAATTTCTTTGCCGGTGGAAATGGCGGTGATGTCGATGATTCTGATGGCGGGGACGGTCCTGATAAGAATTCGCCTGGTTTTAGAGGCATGGGAGGCGGAAAATCCTCTGGTGGCAGCGGCCGCACAAGCAATGGTAAATCACCGACAGGGACGCAGACTTCCTCTGGGAGCACTGCCACAAGTAGAAATGCTGCCAGTGCATTTATTTCGGGAGGAAGGCCGGTGTCTACAACAACGGCATCACAGCGGCCGATTGCTCAAACTACGAACACCAAAAACATCACTGTAAAACAGGAAAACCGACAAAGCTACACGTTCCAAGTGTCTGATCGCAATGCCGCATCCAAACTGCAGTCTACCGTGAGTTCGCAGTCCTCGCAATCTACGAAAGATTTGACGCATGCGCTTAATTACGGGAGGTGATGCCTGATGGAAGCGACACAGCCCGCACGCTTGGGAGATTTTGAATTCGATGCTATCATCAAACGCCCGGAAACATTGTCCAGCAAGATCCCGGACTACGCAACGGAAGAAGGGTATAGCGCCAGTGACCACATCTGTCTGGAAGCGGTGACGCTTGATGTCACAGCTGTGATTTCTAACGCGCCGATTACATGGGCGGACCGGCACCCGGCATCATCGAGCCGGGTACAGAGTGCTGTCGAGGAGTTGCGGCAGTTGTGGGAGAAAAGAACACCGATGACCTTTACGGCCGGCGGTGACAGCTATGAGAATGTCTGCATCGAGAGCGTGACGTTCCCCAAAGAGGAAAGTAACTGCGAACGTATTGAACTGAAATTGAAGCAGGTGTCTATCAATTCGACAGAAACTGCAAATATCAGCATAAAGTACGCTCGCGGAGGAACGTCTAAAAAGAATACCGGTGCGAGCCAGAAGAGCACCTCCACGGCAAAATCTTCCAGCAGCGGAAAATCTTCTTCCCGCAGCAGTATTCTTTGTTCTGGGGCAAAAGCCATAGGATTGTTTAAGTGAGGTATAGGCGATGGATTTGGAATACTATGAAATCTCTGTGCCGGACCGAAACGATTCCATCATGCGCGTGAACCTTGATGAAGTGTACTACAATCTCCGGCTGACATGGAACGCATACGGTGGCTTTTGGATGCTCAGTATATATGACGCAGAAATGAATATTATCCTCGGCATGGCGCGGCTCGTGCCGGGGACGATTTGGAATTTCTACTATCAAACCCAAGGAGGTCCGCCGGGCGTTCTTGGCGTTGAAACGGAGCAGGAAACAATTGGCCGCAATGATTTTGTGGATGGAAAGGCAAAATTGTTATACCTTCCTGCAAAACAGCTTGGAGTGTAACAGATGGACATCTGGGATAGACAGTACCGAGTAAGAATCGGGAAAAATAATTCTGTTGGCCGCGAAATCGGAAAGCCTAACGAAAAAACGAAGAGGGTTATCCGATGTTCCTTTTCCTGTGAAATTGGCGATAGTTCAAGTTCTAATACAGGGAAAATCACACTTTGGAATCTGGCGGATGAAACCTTGCGCCTTTTGGAGCAGGAAGATTGCCTGATTGAACTGCGTGCTGGATATGGCGATGACCTGCCTGTTATTATGGGCGGTTCTCTGACGTGTTTTGAAACCGAAACAAACGGCGCGGATCGACAGACCACAGTTGAGTTTGTGGATAGCTTTACATCCGCACGAGATACAACGGTGAGCCTGAGTTATTCGGGTGTTGTGAACGGAGAAAAAATCGTCAGGGATGTTGCTCAAGAAATGGGGTGCGAAGTTAAGCTTTCTCCCAAGGCTAAAATGATCGACTTTAAGAATTTTGCTTTTGTTGGCACAGGAAAGACGCTTATCGGGCGACTGTGTGATAGAAGCAAGCTTCGCTGGAGCGTTCAAAACGGAATCGTTCAAATATGTGCTCTGGATGAACCTCTAACGATGGCGGCTTATGTCCTTTCGGCTGATTCCGGCATGATTGGTTCACCGAAGCCTTTCTTTGAATCCGCATCGACCAGTAGCAAATCTTCAACGAGCAAGAACGCGAGTTCTAATACGACCAAAAGAAAGGCCAAAAAAGGCATTGAAGTTACATATTGCCTAAATGGCCATATTCAGATTGACGATTATGTGAAAGTGGAATCCAGAGAGTACAAGGGGAACTACCGAGCGTCAAAAATCAGGTTCACCGGCGATACGGAGGGCGACGATTGGCAATGCGTTGGGCAGTTTGTGGAGGTGAAGTAGCGTGGATCAGGACTTCCGCGATGCAGTCGTGAGCATCATCGACCAGTACATGAGGGATAATATCCACACCTCGGCACCTGCTAAGGTCGGTAACGTGTCCGAAAACTGCACTGCTGAATTAACGCCGGATTTGAAAGTAACGACCGATGATGATAGGGAAGTACCCTACCCTAAAATTTCGGGCACGGCCATCCTGATGCCTACCGGAGCAGGCGGCACAATCGGGTTTGCGTTTCCTGTGCATTCCGGGGATGGATGTGTGGCTATTTTCGGAGAGGGCGGCTCTGGAACAGACTTGAAGTGGGACTTATCCAATGCAACCTTGCTGCCGGGCTTGCCTGCATCGTCTAGCGAGCAGGTTAAGCGTGCCGGCAGTGAGGACGCAGCAGTTGTTTTTGCGCCGACTGCGACCATCACCGTCAAGAAAGACAGCATCGAACTAAAGAAGAAAGATACTGTTGTCACGATGAAAGATGACTCTGTCACTGTAAAAAGGGGAGCGTCGGAAATCAAGGTGACCAACGGGAGCATTAAGTCGAAAAACGGAGGCACTTCGGTTGAGAAACTTCCTGCAAGTGTGAAAATCACCACAGCGACCGTTGATGTGACTGGCAATGTGAAAATAAAAGGAAATGTTCAGGTTCAGGGCAATGTGGATATTTCTGGAACGCTGACACTTGGCGGCATCGTGATGAATACGCATACTCATGCGGGTGTGCACGGGTTGACAGGAGGGCCGCAGTAATGGCATTGAAAGACCTTGCGCTTGCGGCTGATGGAGATTTGTTCATCAACGAAACCGGCGATTTTGAAATCATCGATGCCGTTCGGCAGGGTGTGCAAATTCGTCTGCGCTGGATAAAAGGAGAATGGGTGTTCAATACCGCTATGGGCACGCCTTACTTTGAAACAATCCTTGTGAAGGTTCCGAATCGAGCCTTGATCGAGAAGGCCCTGCGAGACCAAATCCTCGCCGTTGATGGCGTAACAGGGGTGGGCACCATCAACCTTATAAAGGATGCAAAGACTAGAACGCTCCGAGCGTCTTTTACCGCGACCACCACTGAAGGAGAAATAGAAAGTGAGGTGGAACTGTCCCATGTCGGACTACGGAGTGACAGATAAGGGCTTTCAAATGCGCCGACTGGATGAAATTTACACCGACATCTGCAAAAGGTTTAAAGACGAGGTTGGAGTTGACCCATCGGAGAACCCACAAAGCGTGATGAACATCCTGTTTACAATTTTTGCGGATGCCCCGGCGGAACTCTGGGAGGCTTATGCTGCTGCATATCAGCAGCTTTTCCCCAATACGGCCTGCGGCGTTGCGTTAGATAACGTGATGCAGGTGGGCGGGGTGAGCCGCATTGGACAGGCCAAAACTAAGTATTTTATCTCTTGTACTGGCCAAGAGGGAACGGTCATTCCAGTTGGCGCTTTGATTCAGTCGAGCAGCCGACCGCAACGTACTTTTCAGGCGGTCAGCGCATCCATAATCTCCAGCGCAAACTGGAGAAAGCTGTCAATTCGTCCAATTGAAAGCATTGCAGGAACATTTACGTTTGATTTTGGCGTTTCTCGCAATGCGACCAGTGGAGAAGTTGGAACCTATGCAGAAAGTTCCAGCGTCACAAAGAAAATGACCGTGTCCTCGTATGACGATGCGTACTCGCAGATGCTTGCGGCTGTCAAGTCTTTTGATGCTTTGGTAAAGTTCGGCATCACTGTTTCGGACGAAACCGACGATCAAGGAGAGCATTCAATTGTTTTGACTGCATCGGGCGCCGCTGACAGCTTTTCGGCAACGTTGTGCAAGTACATTACGGTTACGGAAGTGACCAGCAATATCCAGTTTGAAAGCGCGGAATATGGCAGCTATGTGCTGGCTGAGGGTGTTATCACACAGATTGTTACTACCGTGGACGGTTGGACAGCCTGCACCAATGATATCACGCCGATTAAGGGTCGGCTGACCCAGACAGATGCCGAAGCCAGAACAAGTTATACAAACCGCGTCGCAAGCCGCGGCACCGGCACGGTTGCGAGCATCGTTTCGCTTTTATACAGCGATGTGGAGGGCGTGACCTTTGCAGCCGGATACGAAAACTACAATGATACGACCGATGCAGAGGGTAGACCACCGCACAGCATTGAAATCGTGGTTCAGGGCGGCACTGACGAAGATGTGGCCAATATCATTTGGAAGAACAAGGCGGGTGGCATCCGCGCATACGGAAAGCATTATGCTTACGCTACCGATGTCAACGGCAATCGGCAATATTTGGAATTCACTCGCGTGAATGACGTTTATCTACTGCTTTCTATTACGGTTACGAGTTCTGGCGGGCTGGACGATGATTATGTAGCGAGAATCAAATCTTTGCTGATGGAGGAAAATCTTTCGGCGGGCGCAACGATTCGCTTGCAAAAATTCATTCGTCCCATTATGGAGAACGTGTCCGGTGTTGATTATATCGAAATCCGGGGCTTGCTGAGTGAAAAGCCTGAAATTGAGACGGTTGCCGATAGCTCTATGCTGACCGGCATAGTACCGGTTCAAATCAATCAGCAGCCAATCATTAGCATGAGCGGCATCCGGGTGGTGAAAGCATGATTGACGCTTACAAGGAAATGTATGGTAAGCTGCCAATGCAGTTTCAGCTGGAATCCTTTGAAGAAAGCAAAATGGGCGATTATATCTGCGACACCGTAGATGATCTGAAGAATCTGCCTGAAGATTGTGAGATGGGGAGCATCGCCAGAGTTATTGCCCCGCCTGCAATCTATCGAAAGAATTCGGACGGGAAATGGATTTTACAGTTTTCCAGTAAGGGGGTGTCCTGATGGGCTATGAAGTCCTAAAAGAAACACCTCTCAGTGTTGAAAAAATGTCAAATCTGGACGGTATCATTTGGGCTGTTGCGCCGGAGTACGAAAATGCTTCTTTGTTCCTTGGAGGTCTGGAAAATCTGAATGATTTTGATAGCTGCACGGGCGTTTGGCTTGATCGGCTTGGACAATTAGTCTGTCTGACCCGTCAGCAGGCCGGAGCGATGATTGGAAGCCGAGAACTTGCAGACGATGATAATATTTATCGCGTTTGCCTGAAGTATAAGGCTTTTGTCAATTCCTGCCGATGCACGCCGGATGAAATCATCGAAGCAACCAAAATTATTTTCGGTGCAACACAGGTGGTTTATAGTGAACGACGAGACACGCCGGCAACAATCTTTCTTTCGATTTCAGCACCGTTTTCCGATATGGTCATGTCTATTCTAGGAACGCATGACCTTATTGTGCGTCCTGCGGGCGTAAAGGCTCGCGTGGACTGCTCGACAGAGGATGCGGAAACCTTTGGCTTTGTGGATCTCAATCCGCGAGTTGCAGGTTTCGGCGAAGGAAAGTTTGCACAGTCCATCAATTAACTGGGGGTGATTTATTATGGCAGAAGGTCGCGCCGGGGCGCTTGAAGATTATGCAACTGTGGCGTTTTCGATGTCTGGCGTGAAGCAAGACATTTCGCTGGAGGATTGGAAAGACGGCTGGGCTTCTATTGTCGGTGGTCTGAACGGAAAACCGACAAGCCAGCAGTTCAACATGGTCACATATATTTTGAGTGCCCTGCTGAATCAGGCCATTTCCGACCTGTCTACTGTTAAGGGGACAGCAAACAGCGCATTGCCTAAAAGCGACTTTACGGCGAAGCAGATTGTGGCTCTGCTGGCAGCATACGGGCTGATGGAAGGCTGCGATGCCGATACGATCGATGGTAAACACGCGAATGCTTTCGCACCGTCTACGCATGAGCATTCGGCAAGCCAGATCGCAAGCGGAAACCTTCCGATTGAACGCGGTGGTACAGGTTCTGGCACCTCCGCTGATGCCTGCAAAAACCTTGGCGCAATGCGCAATGCGGGCGGCACGTTCACCGGAACGGTGTATTTTGCAAACGGCACGGTACATTATGTGACATCCGCAGGTGATGCACACTTTAAGTCTTTGTCGGTGTCAGGCGATATTTCCGCGCAGCGTGTCTACGATGCGGTCTACAACGACTATGCGGAGCTCATGCCGCGTGGCGAGCAGACCGAACCCGGTGATATTATCGCTCTGGATACTGGGAGCCAGATGGAACGGTATATCAAGGCCACGAACCTATCTAGCCGTATCGCAGGCATCCACACGGATGAGTACGCTATGCTCATTGGTGGAAATAAAGTGGCTGAAGGGCAGGATTTCCTTGAGGAAAACCTGCCCGATTTTATTCCGGTGTCCTTAGCAGGACGTGTTCACACGAAAGTGGTTGGTCCTGTCCATACGGGCGATTACATCGTTCTGTCCAGCACGCCCGGCGTTGGGCGCGCGGTCGGCTCGTGCGAATCGTACCCGGCGAACAAAATTGTGGGATACGCCTGTGAGAGTGATAACCGCACGGATCTGCGGCTTGTGAAGGTGAGAGTAGGTGGTGTGTGATGGCTCAAAGAAGCACAAAGGTTTACTCGGCCGACTACACAGAACTTAAAAAACAGCTGGACGCTGAACTTAATCGTCGCGGAAAAAGCGAAGGAAAAGGACAGGGCCAGAGCGTTGGAAGTGTGGCGGCTTATATCAGTTCTTTTTCTGTCGCCCCTGCGGCCGGTAGACAAATTACCAATGAGCACATCCAGAAAATTACACAGCCTATCTCGGCGATTACCGGAAGCGCTATCACACCGGAAAACGGCTCCAAGGTTGCTGCGGATGTGCTCACCCGGGCGGCTGCACTGCTTAGCCAATTGAGCGCGATTTCTGAAACTGCCACATCCAGCGGCTGCGGCGGGGCTTGCTCGGGGCTCTGCACTACGGGTTGCTATTCAGCCTGTTCCAGCTGTACCGGTTCATGTACGGGCGGTTGTACCGGCTCGTGCACAAAAAGCTGTGCCGATGATTGCACTGGTTCTTGCACCGGCTCTTGCGTGAGTACTTGCACAGGAACCTGCACCGGGTCTTGCACTAAGTCGTGCGCCAATGATTGTGCCAGCACCTGCACAGGAACCTGCACCGGGTCTTGCACTGGCACCTGCACAGGAACCTGTACACAATCGTGCGCCAATGACTGTGGAGGGAGCTGCACGGGTACTTGTACAAGCACTTGTACAAGTACCTGCACTGGTTCCTGCACAGGTGGATGCAATACAACTTGTACCAAAAACTGTGCAAACAATTGTTCCGGAGGTTGTTCTGGGTCATGTTCTGGAGGATGCGACGGGAGTTGCTATGGGTGTTCTAGCACATGCGAAGGCGGATGCAGCGAGAATTGCAAAGATGACTGCTCGTCCCAGTGCGTATCATCTTGCAAGTCAAACTGTGCAAAAGACTGCGGTGGAACGTGCCAGCTTTCATGCGTTCTTAGTTGTGGCAAATCTTGCAATAACACTTGCAATAACACCTGCGGAACAACTTGCGGGGAGTATTGTAAAACTGCCTGCGACACCGCTTGTACCAGCTGCACTGCCACCTGCGCAGATAACTGCGAGGGTACATGCAGCGGAGGTTGTACTAGTTGCTCTGGCTTTCTTTGGTCCAAGAATTAAGGATAGGGGGAATAGTAAATGGAAGCCGTTCTTCATTTCGCACATAATGCTGACACTGAGGCGGAGGTATCATATCTCAGAAACCTGCCAATCTTGAAGGTTCTCCAGCAGGAAAACGTAGAAGTGACAGATTGGGATGAACTTCTTGCTTCCGCACCGAGTGGAGAGGACAGCCTTTTCTGGTGCCTGGGCTATGCTGGCACTCTTTGCGCCCTCGATGCAACGGACTTCGATAGCTGGTTTGTCTACTGCCTGACGGTTGTGGATTCGGCGCTGGAAGCCTGCAAAATTGAAAATGCGCCCGATGAGCGTAAGAATCTGCTGGCGCTTGGCCTGGCGGCACGGACGTTCAACTTCTCTGCAAACCCTGTCACAAGGCAGTTGAAATGCGGGGATACACTGCGGAGCGCCGGGGAGTATGTCTGTTCTGAAGACGCAGATATCTTCGCTATGTGGTATGTTCTGCGTACCTTGACCGAATATTTGCGTCTGGACTTCAACAACAATCTTCGCGCACTAACTTCTGCGCTTGGAACGATGAACAAGATCCGCGCATGTTACACGCGGATTGTGGAAAGACTTCCCAAGATGGACGCTTGCTGAGAAAGGAGTAGGCTGTGAAAGTTATCGAGCTGAAACCCGAAGAAAGCGAAACCTTGGAACGGGCTTTCTATGAAGCAGACTCTTACGAGAGGCTCATTTCTGTCCTTGGCCGGAATCTGAATGCAGAAGCAAGTGCCGATGCTAAGGAAATCATCATCCACTATGCAGAGTTGTGCCGTGCGTCTCAGATGAAACTCAAAATGGTGCAGGATACGATTATTTCTCGCTATACGGAGCCTGAGGATGAAATTAAAAGATTCTGGTTCGATATCGCCAGAGGGGAGGTACATCTCCTTGATCCGTAAAAGACATGAAGACTACTCCAACATGGTACAACGGTTATACGCGGGCGATGATATTTCTGTAAATCACGCGCTCTGCAGAAATATCACCTTTCAAGTAACAAGCGGGTGCAATCTGCGGTGTTCATATTGCTATGAGCACCACAAAGGTGCTGAGCACATGAGTATCGAAACGGGTCGAAAGATCGTTGACTATCTGCTTGACCTGTACGAACAGAATACTTCGGATTTCATCAACCGCCGCACGAAGGCCGTGGTTTTGGATTTTATTGGCGGCGAGCCTTTGCTGGAGGCGGCGCTGATTGAAAAAATCTGCGACTACTGGTTTGCTGAGTGCTTCCGCAGGGGTGTTCCGCTTGCGCCGTTTACCAGAATTTCCTTTGCCACAAACGGAAAATTGTGGTTTTCCCAAGAGGCCCAGCACCTTTTTGAAAAGTACCATGAACTGATGTCTGTGACCATCAGCATCGATGGCATTCAGGAACTGCACGACCGATACCGCATTGATGCGGACGGAAACGGCAGTTTTTCTACTGCATGGGCGGCATTTCAGGATGCAAAGAGTAAATACGGCTGGTTGAACTCGAAAATGACCTTTGTGCCTGGTTCTTTCCGGTATATCGCTGACAGCATCAAAATGATGCTGGACGAAGGATGTACGGACATTGCGTGCAATTACGCATACGAGCCTGTCTACACACCTGCGGATGGCTTGGCTCTGTATGAGCAAATGAAATCCGTTTCGGACTACATTATCTCCAAGCAACTGGATGTCTCCATCACCATGCTGGATGATATTCTCGGCGGGAAAGCTATGAATAATAATAATTTTTGTGGCGGAACCGGAGCGATGATGTCGTTTGCGCCTGATGGATCCGCATACCCCTGTATTCGGTATGCCCCCATCAGCATTGGCAAAGAAAAATCGGAAAAGGTTCGCTTTGGCAGCGTTTACGATGGGCTGTACGTCATGGATGCCCAGCGCCAGGCAAAAGCAGAACTTGACGCAATCACTCTTACATCGCAATCCTCGAAGGAATGCTTGGAATGTCCTGTTTCTGCCGGTTGTGGTTGGTGCTCTGGCTTGAACTACGAGATGTACGGAACAGCCAATAAACGCTTTACAGGCATCTGCTGGGCTCATAAAGCCCGCGTTCTTGCAAGCGCATACTATCACAACCGGCGGTACATCGAAATAGGGGATTGCCTTCCCATCAAGGCTGAACTGCCAAAAGATGATGCTCTCGAGATACTTCCCGCTGCCGACTATGAAGAGTTTCTTAAAATCGAAAGAGCAACCCTTCTGAAATTCGCTGATGAAAATGGAATCGGCTGAAAGGAGAATGTATGGCGATTCTGATTGCGAGTACCCTGCTGGAAACCGAGACCGAAGCGTGGTACTCATTCTATGTGGACACGATGGAAGATGTCAAAGGACTGCCTACGAGCAAAAGCACGGGTTCATCGTACAAGGTCAAGAAATTCGCAAAGCCGGCCAGTCAGGCATACTGCATCGAAATGGCCGCGCAGTACGTTTTGGATGGGGCTGATGAATGGCGGCTGCTCTACGCAATCCGCGATGATGTGGCAGATGCAATTCTGAAAAACGTCGAAGAAATCAAGCGGCTGGTAGCCAATACCAGTGCTTCAGAGCAGGCCGCAGCGCAGAGTGCATCTGCCGCAAATGCCAGCGCAATCGCGGCCAGTAAGTCCGAAAGAATCTCCACGGAAAATGCGTCTTCTGCGGCAGCAAGCGAACGTGCATCGAGAGATAGCGCGGCAGACGCGCGAACATCCGAAGGAAATGCGCTGACCTACATGAACCGGACAGCGGACATTGCCAATCAAGTGGCGGGGTCAGCGGCATCTATCAATTTTGCGTTCGGACCGGATGTCGATGGCCGTTTCTCTTTTTTTGTCCGCAGGAGCAGTTAAAATCACGGATTCCGTGATTTTCTAACAAAAATCAGATTTACAGATGTTGCATGGCTATAATCTGGAAAGAAGTTTCTATGTTCAAAGTTATGCAGCAGTATGGCACCGCAGCCCAGCCGGCCACGGTGTACTACTGCGACGATGAAGCAGACCTGCAGAATATCAAATCTGCACCGATGGGGGCGCAAGCACTGGTTATCCACACAGGCAATATCTACATCGCCGATTCTACCGGGAAGTTCTACCCGATGTAAGGATGGTGGCGTATGATTGATATTTTGACCTACGCAATCGCCCGCAGGAAATCAGCAGCAAAATTGGATGAACTGTATAGTCAGACAAAAGCTGTTGCGGATGCGGCGAAAGATAGTGCAGAGACCAGCAAGGCCGCTGCCGAGACATCGAAGGATCTGCTGAACAAGACGACGGCTGCGGCCCAGCAGGCTGCGGCAAGCGCTGCTTCTGCAAGCTATGCACTTGGCCCGGACGAGAGCGGCCGGCTGTCGTTTTTCATCAAGAAAAGCACCTAAAAGGGGGTATAAGAAATGGCTGACACATGGGAACTTATCAATCATCCTATGAGCGACGAAACCGGTCTGGAACTGGTCGCTCAGATGAAACGCCAAAATGACATTTTGGCAGGCATTGCTGCTGGTACTGCCGGCGCGGAATTCGTGGATGCAACATTCCGCGGTCTGCTGGATGGCAAAAATACCACAGAAATCTTCTGGAGCTGGTGGCCGCTGTCTGCCGGTGATGGCGTGACGAAGTATCAGCGCCTGGAACGCTTTGCGAAAATGCTCGCAGAGAGCGCTCGCAGCAAAACCTACACCGTTCGCTTCTACAGTGATGATGTGAGTGGTGATTACACCGGCACCCCGCTGGATGATCTGGCAGACGGGCGTGAAGCGGCTCCGCTTCTGACTGACACCAGCCCGGAAACCGCAGACTGGTCGGAAGAGGATCCTTTCACATGGTACATTCGCGCCAATGCGCTGTCCTTGGAAGATGGCACCATGAACGTGCTGGCAGTTGAGGGTGAAACCGGGTTTGACCTTTCCGGCGAAACCGCACCCGTTTACTGCTTCGCTCTGTCCTTGATGCTGAAGGAGTGGGAGGATGGCGCCTACATCTATAACAGCTGGCGCACCTTCTCCGGTGGCGGTTATGAACCTATGGCTGGTGATGTAGCCCCGGATAAGAGCCGCCGCTGGCTGACATGGCATCCTGCTTTCTACGGCGGTAAAAATTCCAAGGGCGGCATGACCAGCGGTGCTGGACTGCCCCCGATGCCGTGGACAAGCGCCAACGCCGCTATCCCTCTGGCTCGTAAAATCACTGCTTATGATGCCCTGTGGACTGACTGCGACCAGCAGTATGTTCTGGCTCAGTGGCGGCTGCGCCATTGGACGCTGAGCAACAGCGGAAAACTGGAGGGCTGCACGGCCTACTATTCCCAGTACACCCTCGCTGCGGCAGAAACCAGCGTAAAGCGTGTGCTTGTGACGAAAGCACAGGGGGCAAATTTCCTCGTGGGCTCTGCTGTGTGTATGGGTGAGCGTGGCGAGAATACAGGGACAGACCGCAACGCGGACTACAATCACAATATCTTCAGCTGGGCAAAGATTTCCAGCATTACCAATGTGACCGTGAACGACACCGAGTATGCGGCTTTGAACCTTGAACTGGACGCTCCCATCAACACTACGACCACGATGCTGGTATCTACTATGCCGTGGGAGTCCGGCACGACAGAGTGCGTGCCGGGTCATAGCGATGGATGCCGCGGGAGTCTGACCAACGGCAAATATCCGTATCGCGTGGCTGGAATCGAGATGCAGATTGGTGCCTACATCGAACAGCTTGACCCTCTGTGGAAGGCCAGCATCGTGGATGATGACCACTGGCACTATGACGTGTTCTCCTGCAAGAGCGGTGAAAAGCAGGTCGGTTCTATTTCTTCTGACTATGCCCAGACTGGCTCCTTCGACCTGAACGACAAGGTAGCTTGGTCGTGGCACTATATCCGTAAGCTGGGCAAGTTGGGCGCGGAAGCCATGATGTATGAAAAGTTCAATGGCAGCGGTTCCACCTATGTACGGGCTGCGTTTTTTTCGCCCGGTTCGGCTGGCCTGTGCGCCCCGTGGCGCGGTGGCAACCTTGATGACGGTGCTGCCTGCGGCCTGCCTTGCGCGCATGGCAGCTTTTCCCCGGCGAGCTCGCACTGGCGCGGCGTGCCCCGGCTTGCTGGCTCGGGCAAAAAGAGAGGGCGAATATGTGCCGTAGGCACATAGAGGGGGTGTAACCCCCTAATCCCCGTTCACGTTTCCCAGCTTGCGCCGATGGTTTACCATCGGCGCAAGCCGATTATTTTATGGAGCAATGAAGCGGCGTGTGGCTGCGTTTAATTCGCCCAGTTCGGCTGGCCTGTACGCCCCGTGGCGCGGTGGCAACCTTGATGACGGTGCTAACTGCGGCCTGCCTTGCGCGAATGGCAACAATTCCCCGGCGAACTCGAACTGGAACGGCGTGCCCCGGAATGCTGATGATAAATAGCCCTCAAAAGGGCATAAGCGTTTCATTGCGCCTGTGGCTTGACCACTAAGATCATGTTATACCGACACCATGCAGCTGAGCGTTTCGAGATATACGGACGCATTGGTGAGAGCGTGGCCGCAGTTTTTGGGACTGCGTGGCGGTGAGTAGTAGAAATCCGTTTTGCCTGATTTAAGGCCAGAAGCGGCAACCGAAATCCGTTGAACATCAGCAAGTTTGGAGGCTTTAAGGATATGAAAACAAAGAGGTACTTGTCGCTCAATCATGAAATGTGCGAGCGTGCTGTCCTTGAAGCTTTTGATAAGAAATGGTTCCGCCGGGATTACCTCGCTACGGTGGAAAAATATGGAGGTGTAAGCCGTGCACAACTATCGAGCGCCGCCCGCGTAAACGACTGGAACCCGCGTTTAGAAGCCGTAAATGGGATTGCTCTTGAAATGGAGCAACGGATAGAAGATTTGTTGGACGGAGAAACAGACGACCTTGATCTTGACCCTGTGAGCGTGTTCTACAGAATTGATGGAATCAGCATGAAACGGCGGGAACTGTCTAACTGCTGCCCAATGCACCAAGCTTTTGGGCATTTGGCGGTACTTGGACTTCGCCCGTTGCTTCAGGCAAAACTGTTGCCGTATCAATTTGCCAGCATTCCCGGCAAGGGACAAATCGCTTTGAAACGTCAAGTCGAGCGTTGGCTTCGCAGAAAAAGTCTTGGCATACAGTATGCAATAAAGCTGGATGTGCAGGGGGCATACGCCCACACAAAACAGGAACTTGTGATGAAGATCCTGCAGAAAGAAATCCCGGGAGCAACATGGCTTCTGGCTGTTGTCAAATGTCTTTTAGCAATGGCTCCTGGTGAGGGATTGCTTATCGGCGGCTATCTTGAAGCGTGGCTTTTTAACCTTGTTGCCAGCTATATGCTGGTCAAGGTCATGAGTTATGCAAAGATTCGCCGTGGAGCATCCACGCGATTCGTGATCCGCAGCGGTAGCTATATGGATGACCTTGTTTTGTTTGGCCGACGATGGGCTGACATACAGAGCGCAGCCCGAAAATTGACTAAGTGGGCGCTGACCGAACTGGGATTGACAATAAAAAACGAGTGGGTTCGTGTTGACTTCCTTAGCGCCGCTGAAGAGCATCAACGCAGACACCTAACGGGAGCGGCAAAAGGATGCCCGGGTTTGGATATGGCTGGCTATGTGATGCACCGTACCTACACCACGATACGCCCCCGAATTTTTCTGAGGGCTCGGCGGCAGTACATTCGAGCCAAGGCTGATGTTTCACGAAATGGATATGTGCCGGTCTGGCGGTCATACAAGCTGGTCAGCTATAACGGCTATTTTGACTGGACAAAATCTCGTGCAATCAGCGAAGCCCTAAAACAGAAAAAGCTGTTCACGGCCGCAAAAGTAGCAATCCGCGTAACGACACAAAGAAATGCAATGAAGAAAGTGAGGATAGCAGCATGATTTTTACCGAGAACCTTGACCATAATCCGCAGGCGGTAACGCTGGAAAAACTGCCGGACGGTACGGCTTGGCTGTACCTGCGTAAGGACGCTCATGAGGTACGAACCGAGGCTCCCGAAGGAGAGCAGGGCGGTACTTCGTGGGAGTGCACCACGGCTCTTTGCAAGTTGGGTTCCGATTATGCAGAGGAAACCGTGGAAAGCATCACGGCGGCGGCTGATGATTGGTGGGTCTATGCAGAAGCATGGACGACCGCTGATGAAGCTGCGCCCTCTCTGGAAGAGCGTGTGAGCGTGCTGGAAACTCTGTTTATGGGAGGTGAGCTGTAATGGGCAAGGAACAGTTTTATCGCACTATGTACCGCATGAAGAAGATCACCGCTGCAGGCGTGTGGGAAAAGGTTGACGAGGGCGAGTTGACCAAGGCGCAGGCCTTGCGTATCTGCGGTCCGCGACCGAAGGAATCCTGATGGAAGGTGCTTTTATTTGAGCCGAGAACAAAAGCTCGAAGTTCTGTTAGCATCGGCGGTTCATCTTCTGGATTGCTGGGAGGACATTTCAGCTGAAACAGGAGAAGAGCCTGAAAATTATGGTGAGCAGAGAGCAATCCTGCAAGCCGAATACGATGCTATAAAGTGTTGAGAGAAGCCGTGCTGATGGTCAGCGCGGCTTTTTTGTTTGGAATAGAGGTGGATTTTTTGATTTCTCCGTATAAGGGCACTTTCAGAGTGTCGCAGGCATACCGAAACCTGCGAGCAAACGGTACATATCACCAAGGATATGATCTCGTGGGCATTGGAGACAAAAGCATCTATTGCCCGGTTTACGGTACGGTTATTCGTGCTGGATGGGAGTGTGCAACGCTTCCGAAGAAAGGTTTTGGCCAACGTGTTGTGGTTCGTATCGGCAGCACTGCCTACTATATGTATTTTGGGCATCTGTCCAAAATCAACGTGGCCGTTGGGCAGAAGCTGAAACCGGGAGATCTGATTGGTGTTGAGGGCAGCACCGGCCACAGCACCGGAAGTCACCTGCATTGGGAAATTCGCATCAACGATATTTCTACTGGGTATGTATCGGTGCATCAGTACGCAGGCATCCCGAATGTGGCAGGCTCTACTGCATACACGTCCAACTGGGTCGCAGAACTTTTCGGACCCAGCAACCTGAAAAAGTCCACCAGCGGCTTCCCGCAGCGCTTGTACAATTCGGTGCTGCAGGGTGCACTGGGAATCGACAAGGACGGTATCTTCGGGGCGAATACCGAAAAAACAGTCAAGGAGTTCCAGAGTGCTCACGGTCTGACAGCTGATGGCATTGCTGGAGCAAAGACAAAGGTGGCTCTCGCTAAGCTGCTTTGAGAGAAAGGGGTTATAATCTATGAGCGTTATGAATATTGTTACCGCCTGTATCGTGATTCTGATTATGGCAGTTCTGTCCGTCGTGGCGATTCGCTTCGGCTATAAGGCGCTTCTGATCGAGTGGGCAATCGATGCTATCTCCAAAGCGGAGAAGGAGTTCGTTGGTACCAAACTGGGCGAGGCGCGCCTTGCGGTTGTTGTGTCTTGGCTGCGCGAAAAGGTGCCTGCACCGATTCGCTTCCTTGTGACGGACGACTTAATTCGCAAAGCAGTCCAGACATCGTTTAACGCTGCAAAGTCTGGGCTGGAGGTGCTGAAGAATGCTTAAGCGGCTTGTGAATTGGCTCTTGGATCGTCTTCCCGTAACGAGATGGATCGAATTGCTGACACAGCCGGAGGACTGAAAGGAGGATGTAGGTGCTTGCAGAGACAGCTGAAACAGTCACTGTCGCCGTTCCGGCGTGGCTTTTAGCGGTAGTTGCTTTTCTTGGAACACTTCTGGGTGGAGCGATTAGTTTTGCTGTGAATCAAATCCTTATCAAGGGAGCTGCTGATCGTGCCGCAAAGAAACGCGAAAAGGACGATGAGCAGCGCCGAGAACGGTATATTTTGCAGATGGACAGCCGAAAGGCTACATTTGACCTGCTATCCTGCATTTGTGCCGGCATTGAGCGAATGGAGACCGAAACGGGTCAGATTTATTGGAATGGAGAACTGAAAAGAAGCCTTGCACATCTGGAAGGTGTGGATGAGCGATATAGGGAATCCGACCAACGCCAGCTTGCCGACCTGAATACTCGGAGCAAATGATTACACCCCCGTTACCCACTTCGACTTATAGTCTGATGGGTAACGGGGGTGTTTTTTGCTTTTTTACGATAAAAAATAACAAGATTCGTGATAATCTAACATTTTCCTGACTTTTCCAGTGGAAAAAGTTATCTTTTATTGTAAGGAGCGAGCGAGAATATGATTAGAATTTTACTGTCCAAGAGGCTAGGCGAGCTGAAATGGACACAAGCAGATCTGGCACGCGCCACGGGTATTCGCCCCACTACGATCAGCGATTACTACAACGAAATCGCCGAACGAATGAATCTGAATCACTTAGACCTCATTTGCGAAGCGCTAGACTGTAGCCCGACCGAGATATTGGTCCGGGAACCAAATCCTGAACCGCGGGTACGAAACCGGACTGGCTTTGAGAAGCCTGTGGCAGACCAAAGGAAAGATGGCGAGTGAGAGAGGGGACAGCGTAAAGCTGCCCTCTTTTTCTATGCCCATTGACGCTTCTTGCAAACAGGTGTATTATAATAATGTACCTAACACCTGAATGAACCACTTGATAGATAGCCAAAGACCCGTGACATCAATTTGACAGCAATCCATTGTGCACTCAAAAACACACAATGGAAGCAACGGAATTTATGCACGCCAAAACCGGAAAAATGGACTTGGTATAACCAAAAACCTACTTTCCGGAATCGAGCTCGAGTAATCTGCAAACCCTGAAAAGTATTGATGCAATGCAATATTTTGAGAACCAAAAGGCTCTGTGATACTGCTTTGATACTATCAGGCGATTATTCATAAAGAGAGACATGAGAATGCCCTCTGAGAAACGGTAAGTTTTTCAGAGGGCATTTTTGTGTCTTTTATTCTTTACGCCACTTTTTCTTCGGCTCGTACCGGCCGCAGCCGTCGGCGGTTTGTGGCCAGTTGAGCTTCCATTCCAGATACTCTTCCTTGGTGATCTCGCCCTCCCGGAGCTGCTTCTTACGAAGCTGCCACTCCTTTAAGAACTCATCCAGCAGGCGATAGCGGAAACTGACTGCCATGTGCTTTTCAGGGAAATCCGGGTCGGTGATGTCTGTGACCTCGTAGAGCCGGGTGCCGGGATAGTGCTCGTCCAGCTCGAACAGAGTGTACATCACATCCTCTGCGGCGTACAGGGTCGGCTCATAGAGGGAACGGTAGTTCACATCCAGTACCTCCGCAATTTTGCGGAGCAGCTCTTCCTTGGGAGTGCGGGTGTTGCTTTCGTATTGTGCGATACGGATGTCTGCGCTCTTCTCCTCAAACCCGATGGCAATGCCCAGTTCTTTCTGGGTCATACCTCGGAGGTTGCGGGCACGTTTGATGCGGTCACCGACTGCCATGCGATTGCCTCCTGACTTAAACATATTTGTTGAACCTAGTATAGCACAGAAAAATAGGAGGTGCAATAGAAAATAAACAAAAAAGTTTAAGATTTTACCTGAAAACCTCTTGACTTAACGGAATGTGTTTAGTATAATGAGAGCACAAAAAGATAAGCAAAAATGCTTAGTAAAATTGAATGACCGCCAAACTGACCCAAACCGCCAAGACCTTCCGAAAGGAAGCGAGCGCTCCACAAGGGGACGGCACAGCACCGCAAAGGGGATATGCCTGCCGGAAGTCAGCGAGGATGAAGCGGCACCGAAATGAAACCGACAAGGAAAGGACAAAAAATGGCAAACAGCATTTTTATCAAGGCAGACGAGCTGGCAAAGGAGCTGGACATCTCGCAGGGGCTGGCGTACAAAATGATCGCCCAGTGGAACGAGGAACTGAGAGCCAAGGGCTACACGACCGTGGGAGGCCGGGTAAGCAGGAGGTACTATCAGGAGAAGATCTACGGGGCAGGGGAGGAGTGATAGGATGCCAGCCTACAAGGACAACAGGCAGGGCACATGGTACGCTTCCTTCTACTTCGAGAACTGGCAAGGTGTGAAGCAGAAGAAGCTGAAACGGGGATTTGCCACCAAGAAGGATGCTCTGGCGTGGGAGCGGGAGTTCCTTCTTCAGCAGGCAGCAGACCTGACCATGACCTTTGAAGCCTTTGTGGAAATTTATATCACGGACAAAAAGAAGCGACTCCGGGAAAACACATGGTTTACCAAGGAGCATATCATCCGAACGAAAATCTTACCGTATTTCAAAGAAAAGCGGCTCAGCGAGATAAAGCCACGGGATGTGATCGCATGGCAGAACGAGATGCTGAACTACCGGGACAAAAACGGCAAGGCCTACTCGCCGACCTACCTCAAGACGCTGCATGGACAACTCAGTGCCATTCTGAACCACGCCGTCCGGTTCTACGGGCTGAAATCAAACGCAGCGGCCACAGCCGGGTGCATGGGGTCGGAAAAGCACAAGGAGATGCTCTTCTGGACGAAGGAGGAGTACCTCAAGTTCGCGGAAGCGATGATGGACAAGCCGCAGTCCTATTACGCTTTTGAGGTCCTCTACTGGTGTGGCATCCGGGAGGGCGAGCTGCTGGCTCTGACTCCGGCAGACTTCGACTTGGACAAGGGGCTGCTCTCCATCACCAAATCCTATCAAAGGCTGAAAGGCCGGGATGTGATCACCGACCCGAAAACACCCAAGAGCGTCCGGGTCATCCAGATGCCGCAGTTTCTGACGGACGAGATCAGGGACTATCTGAAATCTCTCTACAAAGTCCAGCCGGATCAGCGGATCTTTGAGGTGACCAAGAGCTACCTGCACCACGAGATGGACAGGGGAGCCAAGGCAGCCGGGGTGAAGCGGATACGAATCCACGACCTGCGGCACTCCCATGTATCACTGTTGATCGAGATGGGCTTCTCGGCTCTGGCAATCGCAGACCGGGTGGGGCATGAGAGCGTGGACATCACCTATAAGTACGCCTACCTCTTTCCCTCAAAGCAGCAGGAGATGGCGCAGAAGCTGGACATGGAGCGAAGGGAGGGATGAAGATGGAACGAGTACTCGACCAGCAAGGCCGCTGGCGGAACAAGGTGGTGGCCTTCCGAATGTCCCCGGAAGAGGACGAGGTTCTGGAAGCCAAAGTAAAGCTCTCCGGGTTGACCAAACAGGAGTATATCATCCGCCGCCTGACTGACCGGGAGATCACCGTGGTAGGCAACCCAAGGGTCTACAAAGCCCTACGAGGCCAGATGGAGCTGATCTATCAGGAATTGCAGCGGCTGGCCGTGGATGAAGAAGTCCCGCCGGACTTGCTGGAGACCCTGCAAATGGCAGCCCTGACGTTGAACGGACTTAAGGAGGAATGCGAATGACGGACAATAGAAAAACGACCGTACCGGGTGCATCTGTTGGCGCAGATGCGGTACAGTCGTCTGATAAAATTACCACCAATATTATAACAAATTCGGGCAAGCAAATCAATCTGCAAGCCGCGAAAAAGTCAAACAATTTCGGGCTGAACACGGTATCAATGACCGAGCTGTACGACACGGTGTATCCACCCCGGAGACCCATCGTGAACGACCTGCTGTACAGCGGCACCTACCTCTTTGTAGGTGCGCCCAAGGTGGGCAAGTCCTTCTTCATGGGGCAGCTTGCCTACCATGTGGCGATGGGGCTTCCGCTGTGGGAGTACGAGGTGCATCAAGGCACCGTCCTCTATCTGGCGTTGGAGGACGATTACGCCCGGTTGCAGCGGCGGCTCTCCCGGATGTTCGGGGTAGAGGAGACCAGCAATCTCTACTTCGCAACGCAAGCTAAGTCCGTGAGCGAGGGACTTGACCAGCAGTTGGAAGGATTCATCCGGGAGCACCCGGATGTACGGCTCATCATCATCGACACCCTGCAGAAGGTGCGGGAGATCGGCGGTGACCGATACAGCTACGCCAGCGACTACGAGATCGTGACCAAACTGAAAACTTTCAGCGACAGGTACGGCATCTGCCTGCTGGTGGTTCATCACACCCGGAAGATGGAAGCCGAGGACAGCTTTGATATGATCTCCGGCACCAACGGTCTGTTGGGTGCAGCGGATGGCGCGTTCATCATGCAGAAGAAGCGGCGCACGGACAACACCGCACTACTGGACATCGTGGGGCGTGACCAGCCGGATCAGGAGCTGACATTGGAGTTTGACCGGGAACGCTGCGTGTGGGAGTTCCAAGGAGCCGAAACGGAACTCTGGAAGCTGCCGCCCGACCCGCTTCTGGAAGCGGTGGCAAAGATGCTCAGCCCGGAACAGCCAGAGTGGAGCGGTACGCCCACGGAGCTGCTGGAACGTCTGCCGGGTGTGAGCATACAGGCAAACATCTTGACCCGGAAGCTGAACGTGAGTGCCGACAGGCTCTACAACGATTATGGAATTCGGTACGAAAGCAAGCGCACCCATGAGGGCAGAGTGGTCAAATTAACGCTGGAAAATTCTGGGGCGTGACGATTCGTGACGGTTGTGACGGTATTTTTGCTACTATGTAAAATACCGTCACAATCGACACAACCGACACGGAATGGTGATAATGATGAAAAATGTGCAAATTTCACAAGAACTTTTCGTCGCATTGCTGCATTATCATTTGAGCGGCGAAAATGAGTACGAAGAAGTTATTGAACAGGGCTTGGAGCAAAAACTGGATGCGATGCTGCGGCATGAGCTGTATGCCCAGTACAAGACAGCACCCACCGAGGAACAGCGGGAGCAGGCTCGGCAGGAGTATCTGGACAGACGAGGCGTGCCAGAAAGCTTCCGCTGGTGAGTCCCTCTATTGGCAGAGGACAGGAGCGTGTCACGCTCCTGTGAATGCAATCACGCAGGAAGGTGGTGTTGGACCGGGCAGCGGCGAGGTGCCGCAAAACCCCGTCCGCAGACGGAGGCCCCCGGCAGGGCGCAAAGGCATCTTTTGATGGACGGAACGTCTGTCAAAAGTGCTTTTGCGTTACTTTCGACGAAAGTAACAAAGCCTTTGCCGTGTCCGGCACCAGTTACTTCCACAGAGAAAGGACGTGCGATTGAAAAGAACCATTTCCGCAATGCGGGGTCCCGGCTCCCTCAACCATAACCGGAGAAGTTTCACCGCTGAAAACGTAGACCCGGAGCGCAGCAGCCTGAATGTTGTGTACCGGGATGAACCGATTCAGAAGGTGTACCACGAACTTTTTGACGAGGCAGTGAACCGCTACAACGCCAAGCAGAAGCGCAAGGACCGCTGTATCAACGACTACTATGAGCACCTGCGGACAGGCAAGCAGGAAAAGCTCTTCCATGAGTTGATCGTCCAGATCGGCAACAAAGATGATATGGGTGTCTTGACCGAGAACGGCGCACTGGCAAAGGAACTGCTGGACGAGTATATGCAGGGCTTCCAAGAACGTAACCCGACACTGCGGGTGTTCGGAGCATTCCTCCACATGGATGAAGCTACGCCCCATCTGCACATCGACTTCGTGCCGTATGTGTCCGGCTGGAAAGGCAAAGGACTGGACACCAAGGTCTCCCTGAAGCAGGCTCTGAAGGCCTTGGGCTTTGCAGGCGGCTCCAAACGGGAATCCGAGTTGAACCAGTGGATCAACGCCGAAAAAGAGCAGCTTGCTGCCGTGATGGAGCGGCACGGCATCGAGTGGGAACAGAAAGGCACCCACGAAGAGCACCTGTCTGTGCTGGACTTCAAAAAGCAGGAGCGTAGTAAAGAGGTAGCGGCTCTGGAAGCTGCCAAGCAGGAGTGCCAGACCGACCTGACCGAGATGCAGGAACAGCTGGAAACAGCGCAGACAGCCGTAGAAGCCGCTGAACAGCGGGTACAGAAAGCAGAGCTGACCTACCAGAAGCAGAGCCAGAAGCTGAACAAGCTGGCTCCCATCATGGAGGGGCTGGAAAACCTGTCAGCGCAGTACTCCCGGCGGCCAGAAGAATGGGTGCCAGAAGCAGCCACATTTGAGACCGCCAAGAGCTATCAGGAGAAGAAGGCCATGCCGCTGATCCAGAAGTTGGTGAAGGTACTCTTTGCCCTCCATCGGAAGTACTGGGAGGTTAAGAACGAGAGGGATAAGTACCAGTATTTCTATCAGGACGAGATGAAGGCTACCCGTCATTTGAGCCAGCAGCTGGAACAGGTGAAAGCTGAGAATTCGCAGCTCTATGCGATGAAACGTGATTTCAGGCGAGTATGGAACTATTTCGGTGCCGAAAAGATGCAGCAGGTCATTGGGCTTATGAGGGAGCAGGAGCAGACCACAGATAGGAGCCAGAAGAAGAACAGGCAGAACAGCATAGAGCTGTAAGCATAGCAGACCCCCGCCAGCGGATGTTGGCGGGGGCTGTACATATAGGTAAAAGTAGATAAAATTTGTTTTTGAAATATGGGAGCAAAAAAGAGAGGAGCAATTGATGAATATATGCTATATTGAAATCCTCAATATTTAATTGAAAATTGAGAGATGGTATAGTATAATAACTAAAAATAGAAAACTTCGATTTGAGTGGAGGCTAATAATGCATGTTTCATATAATCGACTGTGGAAGCTATTGATTGATAAAGGAATCAACAAGTCTCAGCTTTGTAAACAAGCTAAAATAAGTACGAATGCTATGGCTAAGTTAGGAAAAAATGAAGATGTAAGAGTTGAGGTGCTTACAAAAATTTGTGAGGAACTAAGATGTTCTATTGGAGAAATCATGGAGCTTGTTGAAGATGATGAGAGAATTGATGGATAAATCTATAATGAGACCTAAGTTCATTTGTGGAGACGCACTGGATGTTTTAAGAAATTTTTCGGATGGTTCGATTGATTGCGTGATAACAAGTCCTCCATATTATATGAAACGTCAATATTTGGGCGGCGGAATTGGGATGGAACCTACATTCGATGAATATATCAATAATCTACTCGCAATAACGGAACAGATTTATAGAGTGTTAAAACCAACCGGTTCATTTTGGCTTAATATTGGTGATAGCTATAAAAATAAGCAACTGTTGAATATTCCATATCGGGTTGCTATACGAATGCAAGACGAGCAAAAATGGATTCTTCGCAATACGGTTATATGGGATAAAATGAAAGGTGCAATGTCACAGTCTAAGGATAGTTTGGGCTGCGAATATGAGCCGGTGTTCCACTTTGTTAAGAAGAAAAGTGGATATTACTATGATGCTGACTCAGTACGTAAAAAGCCGAGAAAAGCACGAATAGAGAATGGTGCTGTTGTTAGTGCAACAGGAGTAACGGGTGTGCGCTATAAAAGAAAAATCGAGTTGAGTACTGAATTAACAGATGAACAGAGAAAAAATGCTTTTGAAGCCTTAGATGAGGTGCTAGATCGCGTGAAAAAAGGAGAAATCTCTGACTTTAGAATGGTCATTAAGGGGGCTAATCAAAGGGTTACTAATGGAAATACTACAAATCTAAGTGGGCGTGCAAAAGAACTTGAAGAGAAAGGCTTTTATTTCTTATTTTATAATCCTAAAGGGAGTATGATTTCTGATGTGTGGCAGATCGTTCCAGAGGATACACAGGGACGAAAACTCCACTTTGCACCATATCCGGAAGATTTAGTTAAGGTTCCGATAGTTTTAACGTGTCCGCCGGACGGAACAGTGCTGGATCCATTCTCCGGTACGGGAACGACCAATATCGTTGCCATGAGAATGAATCGACAATCGATAGGAATTGATATGTCTGAAGAATATATCGAACTTGCAAAAGAACGGTGTGGTGTTCTGGATGAGTGATTTGTAGGACGGAATGGGAGATATTCATGAGTAAAATAAGTGAATTTTTTGGCCTGAATTGCAAAGACAAAACGAATGATTTTAAAAGTGCAATGGAGCGACAGTTGTGTCCATATACGGGAAAAATTTGCACAAAAATGAGAAAGTCTAATCCGGAAACTAAAATAGGAACATGCTCTGTGAAATATCAAACACAGGATATCATTATTTGCCCATTTCGACTTTTGGAACATAATCAGATATTTATGGATTGCCTTCATTTGTTGACATTGCATGAACCGGGTAACGAATTGTATTTGATTCCAGAAGTTCAGATTCCAGGAGGAAATGTTGACTATTTTTTAGTTTCAGCAAAAAATAAAAAGGTGAAGGATTTTATAGGAATTGAATTGCAAACCATGGATACAACTGGTACGGTGTGGCCAGAAAGACAACGTTTTTTAGACGAGTGTGGCTTAGAAGTAGACCCAAGCGATTTGAAAAGCAAAAAACCATTTGGAATGAATTGGAAAATGACATTGAAAACAATTCTTATCCAAATGCATCATAAAAGTGAAACATTTGAGCACTTAAACAAGCATTTAGTATTAATAATTCAAAAGCCCTTGTATGAACATATGAGAAGTGAATTTAATTTTGGAGAGATTAATAGTGTACGGTTAGGTGATCCTGTACATATCCATTCATATGATTTTACAGAGCATGATAAACGTCTAAGTTTAACATTGGATACGAGAATAAGTACCGATTCTGAAGGAATCGCAAAATGTTTGGGTCTTAACGCGGAAAGCAAGATGGAATTACAAGAGCTTGTTAGAATTCTGGAAGCAAAGTTGACAGATGCCAACCGCCTAAATGTAACTTTTAACGCATGAGCTTGGATTACGAACAGGAAGTTCTGACAGAAAAATTGCAGATAAGAATATCAGAAGTAGGTTGTAAAAAAGGGGAGATGGCATTATAATACTCACAGAGGTTCCGCTGGTTGTGTGATACTATCCTGATACTAAAAAATCAGCAAGCCACATCTACCACGGCAATCTCATGGAAAAATGAACATCTCCAAATAACATTACTAAACAAATTTGTTTAGTAAGAATCTGGACTTACCGAGCTCGAGTAATGAAAATTTGCCTTCCGGTTTTTTAGACCTCTACAAAATAGAACGCAACAACGTATAAAAATGGCCTCGCTTTCAAGAATTTTCGCTTGAAGGCGGGGCTTTTTTGCGCCCAAAGTAACAGAAAAAATAACACCCGAGGAAGAATCAAACCAGTATCACGGTTTCTTCTTCCCTGGGAAAGCCAGAGCTTCCAGCCGGCCCGCGACGTTGCTTGTTCGGTCTGGGTATAGGTGGTCATAGGTGCCAGGTGTGGTCGAAACCTTTTCATGCCCAAGGCGCTGGTGTACCAGAAAAGCATCCGTGAACATGGCTGAAAGGGATGACCACAAAAATATAAACCTTTTATGAAATCCTCTTGACAAAGTGGGAAGGGGCAGTATAATAAAAATGAACATTGTTCATATTGAGGGTGACTAC